AAAGGAAACAATAACAGTTTATACCACGCAAGCACTAACTGTTCATAAGAGTTTTCCACGTCATATATGTAAGCTACTATGTTATGCATTTCAAGGTCTCCTCTCCATAAGTTTCCTTATTTCTTGGTCCACGTGATAAAGAAACCACCAAATTTATCTGATTTAGTTCTCCCTATCTCGACATCTTTTATGATCACCAGCATGGCAAAAACGCCTGTAATACAGCCTATTAGCCAATATAAATACGACAAAGACACCTCAAAATACATGTCCAAAACCGCACTTATTGCTATACTTGCGATTAATATTAAAAGGCTCAAACTGCTATTTTTCACGTTCTACACCCTCCTTATTTAATATATAAATTATTGTATTTGTTATTTTTTCCCGCGGGCTCAAAGAATAGCCCCCGATGTCCCCTATAAGAGTACAACTACAAGGTCTTTTACCCCGGTTTTCTGCTTTCCGGTTTCCTGCTTTCCACTTTTTTTCTTTTTCTCTTTTTCCCTCCTTTTTCCCTTTTTAGACTTTTTTCGGTATACTAATCGTCTTTTGTTTTTTCGGTATACAGTTCATTCGGTATACTGAATTGCACCATTCGGTATACACTATTTTACGGTATACCGTATACCGAAAAATATACTTTTCAGATATCATGGTTAAGTGAACATTATACAAAATTATTACAGTAGTTTATTCTATGTTATCAATGGGATACTGACCACCAACAATACGGCTTTCTAATACACTACATTTATTATATTATTACGGTAGGTTATGGATAGGTGGATACCTGGATACCGGCATGGTAGGATGAGGGATACGAAGGAATGAAGGACAGTTTACTAGTACATCGTATTTATACTATATGATTACAGCAGTTTAGATATGTGATACTGCCACCTGAAGGATGGAATACTGGAGACTATAAAGTGGTTTACTGGTACACACAATACGGGATACTGGTATATCTTCTATTATTATACTATTATTGTATAACATAGCTACCAGGTGTCGATCGATCGTAATTTCGACATCGATTTTGGAATCGATCGACCGCGATGGTAAATATATAGCATAATGGTAGTATAACCATCATCCAGTACCCCGTCCTCAACCAGTTCTAACCTCTTGTATCGATTTGTAAATCTATCGATAGCTAAATCGACGATGAAGGAGTTCCCATATGTATAAGGGCTCCTGTTTCTTTTAGATACTCTTTAACCTCTGTATAATCAGGCATTGGCGGGAACTCACCGTCGTGAACCACCGCCCATGCTGGGATGAGCCGGTCCTTACCATCAGAACATTTACCCAAAAATATACCTGGATCACCGGTCCATTCGACAAATTCCACTGTATAAGGAGCGTTTCCTGGTAGTGCTCTACCTGATATACCGTTATATTCGAAGTTCTTTATTATCATGTTTCCTCCGCGGGAAAATTAAATAAATTCGGTCTGTTAAATCATTTATTGTTAAGGATGTCTCTCAAATCAATCGTGCCTATTTCAATTCCTTCGGGATAACCTGGAGTATTCTTATCCACTATCTTATCTATCATCTCCTGAAGTCTCTTTCTGCCGGCTAACTCCCTTAATTCGTTGAAATATTCCATTACCATTAGTTGTCCTTCCATAGCAGAACAACGGTGTGCTCCTGCTAGGGGTTTTTTGACGGTTTCTGGCATGACTTTTCTCCTTTCTTTTGTTGATGGTTTGTTAGTAATAGTAGTAAGTAATTGTATATATTAACATTTTTGTACCAGTATACCACACCCTATACCCACAAACATACCAGTTTGCTGTGAGTTAGTGGACGGTTTACTGGTATTATACCATAAAATAATATCATTATTATACTAAAATACCCTTGACAACCAGGAAATCGTGCTTATATTAACATTATACCGAAATAACTATAATGAACATTATACCGAAATAATAATCATTACACCGAAATAATAATGAACATTATACTGAAATAATCATTATACTGAAATAATCATTATACCGAAATAATGACGAACATTATACCGAAATAATCATTATACCGAAATAATGATTGTTATACCGAAATAACTTTGAACATTATACCGAAATAATTTGGAGGATGTATGGCAGGACAAGGAAGGAAGAAAACGATATTCTTTAACGGAAGCAGATCGGTTCCTATGAGGATTGGAATTATGGAAGATATGGCGTTGGAAGACCTGGCAAAAAGAAGCGGTAAATCAAAAGCATATTTATGTAATTGTGCTATTGATTATCTATATAATAGTATAGAAGGATATGAAGTGTTGACAGATTTTCCACTGGTGTCAGAGAACGTTACCACGCAGGAGCAAATGTAATCTTCTTGGTAACATAGTCATAACAATATGTTGTCTCTATTTCATACACACGTTTGTCATTGACAATACGGGGTTGTAATTTAAGTGTTCTGTGGTCAAGATCATCTATACTATGAGTGAAAATTCTCAATTCTTCCGGGCGGACAATAACAGCTCCTTTGAAAACGCAAGTAGGATTTCTTACCATTTCATAATGAGTTAAACACATATCTTCTATATGTATATGACTCCTCTTTATTTTATTTTTCACACAATGTTTGGTAAAGGCTTCACTCACCTCTATTGATAATTCTCTTTGTAATTCTAAAAACCTGTATACTGGTTTTCTGCTCATTGTTTTCTCCTTTCAAAATAGATCGGTTTACTGGTATATGTAATTGTAATTATTATACTATACAATATTATTTTTGGAGTGTGGAGCGAGATAGGATTTGAACCTACAAAGGGCCTTCAGTATGATGATAACAGCCCTACGTTGAAACCTTTTGGCACCGCGCCAGAATACAAACTACAAGTTTATACCCCTCATCATTTAACGGTAGCTTCCACGCTACGTTCTCGCTCCATAAATTTCACTAGATATTTTTAACATGCGGTTCCGAACACCAAAAAACCACCCCCGTCCAGGAAATAGCTTCCTATGAAAATAAATTCGGTTTTAAAACAAACAAACCCGGTCCACAACAAACAACATCTACTTTACCCAGAACTAATCTAATTAAGGCAAACAAATTCAGTACAACACTACATTCAAGCAAACAAATTCTGTATTCCATATCTATCTCCAGCAAACAAATTCGGTTATATACATGAAAGAAACCCTGTAATACCCCTCAACAGGAGAGATATTACAGGATTATTATGCCAATTGTTCTCCGATTAGAACACCGGCACGTTGCTTACTCCGGCATTGTTTGCAACGGGCTGTTTCGGAACAAACCCGCCATTACCGAAGATATCACCTGCCATATTCAACGGCGCTGGTGCCATGGGTGCCTGTGGCGGTGTAAATGCCTGTTGCACCATATTTGGCAGACTTGCCATATTCGGCAGAGTGTTCATACCGGGGATGTTTGCGACCCCAGCTTGTACGTTCGGCAGTACTACGTTCGCATAGCCGAATTTCTGACTTCCGGGAATATATGTTGCGGACTTCCGCGTTGCAATAATCTGCGCCCATATATTGTTATCCGGATGATTTTTGACATTCCAGTACTGAGGCCGTCTGCCCGCTCTGATTTCTTCATCTACGAGCTCCTGCGCCTCTTCGCCAATCCTGAACTGTGTGATGGTGAACGCAACCCTGTCAATCAGGATGGGCTGACCGTTAGCACCCACAAGAGGAACGTTGTTCTGGAAATATCTGCTCTGGAAGGTGTGCGGTACGACTGTTGCGTCGAACGCTCTTCCTTTGTTGAGGGTTTTGGCACAGAAATCAGCCAATTTGCCCCACGCTACGAACTGGAAGAAGTCAGTTCCGGCAACGCCGGTTTTCTGGTTCTTCAATCCGTTGATAGCGCAAGGGATTTTCACCCTCTGGTTAATCTGAACACCATCTGCCCGAACGTAGCCGGGCGTATAGCTCAACGGTGCACTTACTCTGAAATTCGACCCAAATCCCATAAAAATACCTGCGTTTCTACCCATGGTACAACTCCTTTCGCCTTTCGGCATCAAAAATAATAAATAATGAAACGTCGTGATATACCCATCATAGGGCATATATTACCAGACGCCATAACTATTAACTATGACTAATAGCGACTATACGCTGTCATAGTTTACTTTGGGAGACATGGACCACCCACATCCCCCAGAACACCTGTCCCCAGACGACCCCAGAGCCAGAACCAGTATACCAGAACTATCTCCAGCACCTTCCAGAACACCTGTCCCCAGACGACCCAAGAACCAGAACTATTCGTCAACATCGACGATACAACAATCATTATCAAGGTCGTTGTAGAAGGTGTTTAAAAGACTTAATCCGTCTGCCGGATTATGGTCTTCTGTTTCGATTTCATCTTCCTCAACTTCCCTGAGTTTATCGAGGTCTTCTGTGTCGGGATGTACTTTGTTTTCTACAACATCCCTAATGCAACCTCTGGTATAATCATAATATACCAGAACAGAGACATAAAGCGGAAGTACGTCGTTTTCTGCGACTAACTCAACTCCAGCCTCTGTTCTGATAGTCAATTGTCTACCCACCCGTTTTGTTGTTATTCCTTGGATGGGTTTCATGTCAGCACGCTTCCCATTGTGTTAACTGAGAACCTGGAGCTACTACAGCTTTACAGATATACTGTTTTGCTCCGTTGGCTTTGGCGTTGTCGTCTCCTTCCATTACGTAGACGATTTTGGCGCCACCGCGTGCCATGATGGCGGTCTTGGTATACTGACCGTTGCCATCTAATTTGCCGGGATTTTGGGGCAGAACCAGTCGACACATCTCAACGCCGTCATTGTTGATAAACAGCTTATATGTCGGCAGTGCCTTGAACTTCCCGATGTACCCTATCAGACCGTTCGTAGTGGGTGCTTTAACCCATCTGCCATTATGGAAGAAATTCATGGCAACTACGACCTGTTTCTCCTGCTCTGTTAACGCAATGGTGTTCTGCGCGACCAGTTCAGGATTTGAGAATGCCTTGTCTGAATTGGTTAACTGCCCACAGGCAAAGATAGCATGGAAGCATTTTGTATAAACGCCTCTTGCTATGTCGCTGGTCTGTTGTGCTGATAACCCTGTTTTTGGCAGAGTTACCTTTACTCCAGTATGCTGGTCTGCCGTCATGGTTGAGAATGTTGCCTGAGCCATGGGTATGGGTGCAGGTTGAGGAGTGGCGACAGCTATCGGTTGAGGAGGTGCCATGGTAGCTTTGGCGAATTCAACCATACCACCAGAGCCAGCATAATTCTCATCGAAGTCATCGTCAGTTGCGGTGGCAAATTCACCATAGATGCCAGGCTCGTTGTCGAACCCGTCGTCCCAGCCATCATCTGCGAACTGAACAGGAGCATTCATAGAAGTTGTTGCCGAAGCCATGGCGGGTGCGACAGCTGTTTGAACCGGTGCTGAGACTGTTTGTACCGGTACCTGGATAGGAGGAGCTTCAGCTGTCAGAGACGGAGCAATTGAGACAACGGCCATCTTTGGTAAAGATGTCCATCTGATGTCGTTGTCTTCAGCCCCTGAAGCGAAGTGCATGTACGCTCTGAATGTACTCAGCTTCAGTTCGAGTGTACTTTCCGTGGGCTTATACCAAACCCACAAACCTTCATCGAACATCCGCTTCTGAGTGTCAAAGAAGTCTCCTTCTTTTGCACCCTGAGCCAGCTCGTTCATCTGCTCCCGGATGAATTCACAACTTCCGGGTTCAAGGGCATAATCCCTCGCTATCTCGAACGCCATCACTTTTGCTGAAGCTGAAACATCTTCTTCAGACAGTTCCGGGTCATAAAGATGCAACGCCTCATGAATGATTGAGACGTACATATTATGCCAGAAGAGCGCGTTGATAGAAATCCCCTGCATCTCTGTTTCGTCTATGATTTTGTCATATGACTTGCAGAAGGTGTGCATGAGATTGATGACTACAGCCCCGCTGTCAGGGGCGCAGTTCGCCAATTCACCCTTCGGAGCTGTGAGGCTGAACACCACCAGTTTTATCGGACAGGAGCGTTCCGTTCTTCTGGCCATCTCCTGGAAAATGGTGTCCATGTTTCTGATTGCTTTGGTACCACCGACTAAGCTGGCACCGATAACCGCGGTTTCATTGTTCGTTAGACTATAAATCATAATAAATCTCCTTTCGGGGTAAATACCCCAGTAGCGACGCGTAATTGCGTCTGTTTCAATTAAACTCTCAAAAAACCAGTCCCCAGACGAACCCAGAACCAGTTCTTCGAGAGTTACTAAATGGTGGTACATCCACCATCAAAAAAACGGTAAAACGAAAAAGCGAACCCCGGTAGACTGTGGGAACTGCTGTACGGGGCTCTGGTAGGAACGGTGTCCGAAAAGCCGGAGGCTTACTGGAGCGACGAAGTTGCGGAAGTAAGCCGGAGGCGCCAAGCGAACCGGCGACTGTGTAGAGAGCGGTTTGCTGGTATCTGCTTCTCGGTAAGCTGTAGGTTGGTCGAGCCCGACCTTCAGGTCGTTGGCGAGAGCAGGCTGAGCGGTTTGCTGTTTAAACCGCGAAGAGCTGTAAAATCTTAAAGACGCCCACGCCTGCTCCCGGTTGTTTGGGAGCGGGCGGGGGCATCCTGTTAGAACAAGAAACAGTTTGATGAGCGAAGATTGATGGATAGGCGGCGCGCTAGCGCCGCCGCACTGGGTCGCGTTATCCACGAAGTGGCATCGGAAGCATTGTAGTAGCCCCCAGCACTGTAAATGTAAAATATGATTTTGTGACATTGCATTTTGCACCCCGCTAAACTGTCTCTTGTCATTACATCAGTATCTGACGACATGTACCACCAGGTTCTTACTGTTAGCGATGGCAATCATGTTAGCTGTACCACGACTTTGACCATCCCAGAAAGCAACTAAGCCGTCAGCGATTTTAGCCATATCCTCATTACGTATATAGCCAGCACTTTTCTTATATTTGTTCCAGTCTGCTGGCATCTTGATAACAGGAATACCCATTTCACTGGCGTATCTCAGAGCTAATGTGTCAGCTCCGCGCGCCATACCAGAAATAATTACCAATTCATTCTTTGGAATATTCTGGAATAAATAATCAAGACGTTCTTTCATAAGAGGATAATTACTAAAATCTCTTCCACCAGCTACTATGATTTTCACTAAATCACCTCCCTTCATATGAAATCAATAATTTAATTCAAAATGGAATATCATCATCAACGAAACCGTTAAGTACACCAGGAGTATAAGGTTCCGGAGATTTGGCTACAGGAGCAACAGGTGCAAAGACATTACGCTGTCTAAAGAACTCTTCTGCCCCTTTACGCACAAACAAGTCAAGTCCTCTTTGTTGAAACAGATGAAACATAGCTATTCTCTGTTCGCGGTTTATTATAGGTTCCAGTCTTTTCATTTCTTCAGTGGCATACTGCCACATAAACCATATACCATCGTCTTCAGCAACGATTACATTTAACGGGGGTAGTACTTCAGCCAAAGAAAACTTGAAGTTTGAGGTATCACCATAATCATCATTTTTTGTGAAAGCAACATCTTTCTTTTCTAAGAGCTCCAATAATTTAAGAGCATCTTCTTTTTCCATCACAATATCTATATCACTGTTTTCTGTGATGGGTCCATAAACACGGCTTCCAGTTAACAAAATTTTACTCATAATAATTTCTCCTTTTTAGTTTTATTGTTTAAACATGTTTCCAACATACTGGACCAAACCCACGTTCTACTGATTTGTCATCAGTCAAATGATGTCCACAACGTCCGCAGAAATCATTGTGTGTAACCCTGACTATTGATAAATGTTCATATATACCAAGAGCCACACCAAGTAACCAAACAAACACAAACCACTCTTTATCAAATTGAGCAAACTTAGAGTTTTTGGTGGTTACTAATGCAAAATGGTTGTGGTCAGGAACATATCCTACATAAAGCCACCTAGTTTTTGGAAGTTCTTCGGCGTTGATGCTTACAAACCACATTTTTTTATTGTTTTTTGATGAGCTTATTACTCTATATACCATTTTGAAATCATATTCAGTAGAAAACATGGTTATTGATGCCTTACCTGCAAAAATAAAACGTTTAATTTCTTCCTTGTTCATACATTTTCTTGTATTAGGCATTATAAATCACCTCCTTTCATGTGAATGTTATTTTTCCAATGATGTCATTTTTACACATCTGCTTGGACATTTCTTATTTTGGCATTCGAAGTCAATATCAAGGCAACTGAGCTCTCCACCTGTCCACTCTCCACAGTCCGGGCAGTAATACTCTTCATGCTCTTCGTACCAGTCTATGAAGTCCAGATTAACGGAGAAATTAGCATCAACCAGTTCCATATCCTCCTCTGATATCCAAGCAACTTTGTTGTCTACGACATTCTTTCCACCCTGTGTTAAGGGCACGTTCTCTCCAGAGACCAGCAACAGTACAGAAAATTCTCCTCCTGAACTGCGCTCTATTAGGAGAACCTCACGATTAGGATAATTCTCACGCCAGCTTCTCTCAAAGTGTCGCCTGTCTTTCTTATTTTTTGGAGCGGGCGGAAGAATACGAGCCCGACAACCAACAGTAAGACGTTTCTTTTCCATAACAATTCCTCCTTCTTTCTTATTTTAATAATTCTCTGACATCCATTAAAATAATTCCCAGATGATTTGCCCCGGTGCCGTTACAGACACCCCAGAACCTGTCGTTCCAGTAATTACCTTCAATCAGAACAGCATCGCCTGTCTTTATAAGTAATTCACGCAGACCGGTATTTCTTTCGAATTTATCAAGAACAATCTCACACATTATTTTTATCCTTACACTGTTCCAATCTTCCCGAAGCTTGAGTGTTTTGCCAAGCTTTTTTGATTGTGGGCCGTTCAATGCCACGAACTTTAGTCTATCATTCAAGTCCATGCTTTTGGCGGCTTGATAAGCACCCTCTGAACACTGGTACAGCAACCCTTCATATACAACTGGGGCTGGAGTGTAGAAGTTGCTTAAAAATGAATAATAGTTTTTGAATGAGCTTATAATATCCGACATTGATAATCACCTCCTTTCTGTATTCACTGTTACTTCACCAGTGAAATCGTTACGCAACCAGTGACAAGTTTTCTTAATTTCATTAACAGCTGAAAATGGACGTTTACCATGCAGGATTGCAATCCATTTTGGAATTCTTGCACTGTCCACTCTGTAGGAGTAGTCAACACCATCAATAGTTAACATAATCATTCCATCACTTGAGAACCCACTGTAAAATAGCTTAACTTTGTTTTTGTATTTGATAAGTAATTCACGTCCAGCACAAAGAGGACAGTGATAAGCATCGTGTTCGTTATAGATATAATGCTCTTCTTTATCATTTTTCTCAACAAATTCCACCAATTCTTTAAGCACTCTAAGCTCATCCATATTCATCATAGTGGCATCTCCTTTCATAAATGTAAAAAGACACCATCATTGGGCAGAATGAGAGGGTGTCTGTTTGGTTTGCTGCTCCGCTAAACAATTTCCCATATTTCAGCAGTGACATAATTAATTCGTACACGTTTGCCAGTATCACGAAATAAGCCTGATGCTTTAGCTGCTGCGGCACTTTCCTCATTCTCCTCCCAGGTTTTGACGATGATTTCGTTTGGAAGTATGAACGCTTCAGGAATGTTAACAGTGAGAACGCTATAGGGCATTCCGGCATCCTCACCTTCAGCACACGTAAGTTCAATCTGAAGCCTGTTTCCCTGAGCGTAGCGATTGGTTTCTATTACAACTAATTCATCGCCGATTTTGAATGTTTTACCTTCGATTTTTGCTGCATCAACATCGAAGCCCTCTGCCGGAATTCGTTTTCTTCTTTTCATTAGTAGTTTCTCCTTATCTCAGTAGTTTCTTCTTTGACTAATCTGGTTATATGTAATAGATTAATCCTTTGAAATTATCACACCTTTTTTCTTCAAAATCATGAATATCCAAATCAAATACTATACTAAGGGTAGAAAGTATAGCATTTAGAGTATCTATTGTAGCATTGCAACACATAATACAATCATCATGAAAATATAACGGATTTTCTGGAAAACCGTTTCTTCTCTTAACTCTTATTTCTTTTATATCATCGTTGTAAATAATTTTAAACCTCCAGCCCCTAACAAAACAGTTATATTCATTAATATCTGCGTAACCATTTCTCACTAGCCGATAGCATATCTGTGAAACTGTGTTCTTCTTAACGTTGGGAATGATTTGTTTTACCTCTGTAAATATCATATCCAAAGTTTTTGGATGTAGTGTAAAACAACTCTTAACAATCTGTGAAATGTTCATGTGTTTAATGTTGATGATATTCATGTAAATCCTCCTTTTGTTGTTTGGTTGTTGTTGTTAAAATCTTCTCAACCCATCAGTTAGACTGATAGGTTCAGAAGACGCCAGGAAGCCGAGCCTCCTGGCTTGTGTGTACTAATCCCAGAAAATAAGTATCTGAGATTTGATAGATACGTGGACTTTTCTACCACGTGCTATCCCAAGGTAGAAATTATGGACCGGGTGTTTCTTCAATCCATACGTACCCGTTTTTGTTTTCAACAAACCACCTTTTTTATCGTCAACGACAAAGATGGCTGCGCCGTGTTCTGTGGATAATCCTTCCGGCGTGATATGCAGTTTACGAACCTTTTTTGTTTTAACAGCCTTGTTCATAATTACCTCCTTATGTTTTTTGGTTTAATATTTATATATAATGCAGTCCTCAAGGACCGAAAATTTCCAGTATGAATCCTGTGCCTTTACGGATGTTCTCCGAATTGGTGTATCTTGTCGCAATATGTAATGCTCATACGAGACTGTCTGCCATGCCCAACTCATGGTAACACAATAGCTTCTACCATAGACAACCTCCTTTCCTGTGGAGCTAACTGTAAATAAAGAACTGCTTTTTGAGGAAGCATAACCTATTAAGCCTACGAACTTTCGCTCGCTGGCTTAATAGATTAGCCACTACGTCCTCAACATAGTGGCTATATTGTAATTAATGAACACTTACACCTGTATTCTCCAGCTCCCATGAGGCTGATGCTAAAGAAAGCATCTTGCCATTAGGCATCTTAACCTTGTATTTGTCATCAAGATTAAGTATGGTTGCCTGTACTACTTCGGGGGCTGAAGTTGACAGAAACACATTACCAGTTAATGTATTCACTACTTCGTACATGTTTTATATACCTCCTTTGTTTTCTGTATTATTAACCACCAAATAATCTTTTACAACAACACCATTTTCAACATTACCACGTTCATGATCAGGAATGAAAAACAAACCATGTCTACCTTTTATTCCAAACAAAGGATTTTCTTCTGTATAATATCTAAAATGTCCAGCTACAGTATGAAAAGCCCTTGTTGTTTCAGTTACGTTATTATTAAGTTTTTTGTTCTTGTATTTTTTCACTACATTAGTTATTACCAGTGTTTTGTACGTGAATGGTGGACGTTTATTTTTATTAGTAATTCTTGTGAGTAAATGAGAAGGGCGATTGTCAATAGTTGTTATGTTCTTACAATTAAGATAAAGTAATATTAAGTATGCTGAATGTACTGAATTAACAGCGTGTTCAAACAGGACGTTATCAACGTCATAAGGATAGTTAGAATTGTTCTTATCTATGTTCAAACTTTCTTTAACAATTTCATCATTCATAATAACTGTACCGTGATATGGATTGAATGTCCATCCTGTATTTGGGCATTGTGCCCCATGTATACTTAATACGCCATCCTTCAAGTTTAATAATATACCCTTCTTTAACGACCTTGTTTCGTCTGTATAAAAATCAATCCACATGGTTGGATAGGGAAGTCTAATATACTTTTGTAATGTAATGAATGCCTGTATGTGTTTGTTTGATTTATTAAGTACACCATCTATCAAAGAGAACATATGTTTCATTATATCTTTCGTATATACACCCATGTGGTATTTAACTGCCTTTTCCACTAACGACATGCGATATACTAACATATCACGATATTCCTGATTAATTGGTTCGTTGTTGTTCATAAAATATTTTTTTATTGTGTTAATAAGCTCGTGTGCAAACATAGTTCACCTCCTGTAATTTGATTGTTTTTAAGTTATGTGTATGATATTTAAACTATTAAGCCCAAGAACACAGGCTCATAGGCTTAAGAGATTAGCCAGGATACCTAACACGCAGATATCCTGGCTATGGTTTATCGATGTTTTTTGGATGGACTGAATATGAGTATTACAACTCCTATAACCCAGAACAATGCGCCAATTATTAAATCCAAAAGCCACAATCCAACGAATACGAGAAATATAATCCAAAGTATGTGTAGCATTTATATTCCACCTCCCATAGTGTTGTTGGTACTACAATTGTTTGTTTTTGGTTTATCCTCCGCCGTGAATAAATTTGCTATATATACAGCCAATACGATGAGAAATACCCACCAAAAGTTTATCAACAGAAATCCCATACCAAACAGTATGCCAAATACAGCTGTTGTCAATAACAAGAATTTTACACAAGGCACTAACATAATAATCACCTCCTTTACCAATTTTGTAATTTATGTTTGTTGGTCCAATATACCAAAAAATCACGCTCTATTACTTCTTGACGTTGTTGTCCACCTTCTTCTTCCGGTTCAGCATCTCACTAAAGCCTATGCTGACACGGCAGTAATAACATAGTCTGCGTTTGTGTTCTTTGTCCCACTCTAAATCCTTCTCGAATGAGACAATACCACATTTCTCACAATGAGCCTTTTCGGGCTCGGCTAAACATTCATCACATTCACCATATACCAAACTGACGTGCTTCTCGCAATAAAACGAACCATCAAACTTACTGCGTGCTGGTAGTGTCGGTATAGGTGGTTTGTTATAGAACTCCATTTATACCACCTCCTTTTATACTTTTTCACCAGTTTTTTGAAAATACAAATCCTCCATATCCATATAGCCTTGATAGGTACCTGCTAATATTTGCCTATCCTTTTCCTCTTGCCCAGCAAATCTATTTGAAATCATTTGTCTACCAGTCACAGGCTCTGTATAACGACATAGAGGATATCGTGGACAAGCCCACCAATAATAATTCTTTTGGCTCCACTTAATTACTAACTTAGTGTCCAGCTGGTCACGGCTCTTACAATCAGGACACATGACGTTTTTAGCATCTTTGTGTGCCATTCTATACCACCTCCTTTGTGTTTGGAAGTATCACACGGTCATCACACTCTATTCGTATTAGTTTACAATCATCAGAATACTTATACTTTTCAATTGTATAACCCAATGAACAAGTGAAGAACTCTCCTCCCAATAATGGACAATCAGAACAATATTTTCTTTTAGGCATTACTATTTACCTCCTTTCATTGATTGTTGTTATTTGAAAAAATCTTCTAAACCTACCATAACTGATAGGCTTAGAAGACGCCACTGTTTCTGTTGCCAAGCACAGTGACCAAGCTTCTCCGCGCCTTTACGCGGTAGCGGGCTCGATTAGATCACGTTCCTAACTGAAGATGAGATCTTCTTCACCTTCTATAGGAAACGCCACCCAATTGAACAGGAGGGCCAAGACAGACGCATCTTTGGCCAGTCTGTAAATAGACTGTCCTTGGATGTTCTCTCCATCCCCAAGCCTCCGACCCTTTTCGATGCTACGAGCCATCGATGTAAGGACCATAGCGGCCTGTTGCCTGGATATGGTTATCGAGGAGTTTATTTCCTCAATACCACACTCATGGCACGCCTCGGCCAAGAGACCGCAGTACTTGATCTCCTGACCGCCGATTGTTTCGTACATCCCCATATATCACCTCCTTTGTGATGGTTATGGGGTCGCTTATCTGGGGTCAAGCGACTGACCCATACGGCAACATACTACCTGTTGTATGTTCTATTGAATGACGCGTCAGACATACACAGATAATGTATGCCTTCCAGTAATCCGATAATTCCAGGAATGAACGTCCAACAGAATACCAAATATAGTAATCCCTGGAAACACCTGCCAAGATAAAACTTATGAACGCCTATTCCACCCAAAATTAATGCAAAAATACCAGCTACGAGTTTGTTCTTCATGATAATACTCCTTTCTATTTGATTGTTGTTGTTTAAAATCCTCTCAGCCTACCAGTATTGATAGGCTCAGAGGACGCCAGGAAGTCGAAGCCTCCTGGCTGGTAAAAACACAACTAACGTCTAATAGACACCCTACCGTCTGTTATTTCAACGGCGTCCGGGTCTCTCCAGTAAGCAGTAGCACGAAGGCTACTATTAGCTTCACGTTCAACTATTATTACTTTTGTTAATGGGTCCATTAATATCTCCCCCATCAGCTTTCCTTCATTTGGAAGACCACTAAATTGATTGTTGACAAACCCTTTCTCAATACCCTCTTTTACGAAATCTTCTCTAGTCATTTGTTTGCTCCTTTCTTGATTGTTGTTATTGGCAAGTCCATACTTGAGGATTGTCCAGAGAGAGTAACGGTACGGGCAATGCGGTTTCTCTGACCTCTCACCATTTTTGGTAGCCTGTGCCTCCTACTAGTCCCAGAGGTCTAATTTGCTACTCGGCGTATATGGATATATTTTGGGGCTTTCACCCATAGGCTTGCCAAACTTGTTTTTGGTTAAATTGTTGTAATACGTCTGTTTGGTCTTGGCTTATTATTGTTTATTCGGCCGAGCAGGAAGCCGCCGAATAGCACTGCTAATATAATTACACCTAACCCAACAAACATCTTCCATTCTTCTGGGTTGTTGCTAGGATATATGAAGCGTGTATTCTGAACAACATAGAACATATCCACTACTTCGAATAGTTCTACACCATCAACACCTCTTTTGAAGTCAACTACAACTTCAATGGTGGTTCTCTCCCCATACTTGAATGGTTTGGTGACATCAGTAAATCTAAAGATATCGCCTACATTATTTACAAACTCAACGTTATAAGAGATATACCCTGCTGGAGCACCGTCTATATCTACTACGCTAACGACACTCTTTACCGTAACATCCATGTAAAGTGATGTATGTTTGTCTGATGCAGCAGTTAACGATGTCCATAACAGTATTAACATAATAATAACTACTACTATTATAAGCTTGTTGTTGCTCTGCTTTTCAATAACATACTCTTTTGCCAAGTTGTTCTGTTCCATCGCAAGTGCGATGAGTTCCTTAGTTGATAGATACATTGTACACCTCTTTCCTGCGTATTGGATGCGCAGCCCCCGTATGTTTAGTTATTGTATTTTCTGCACCTTCCAATTACGTAAGCCTACCCAGCACATAGACAGGTTAAAAGTGAATAGTGCTGCCTGTGGATACGCCTTTGTTGCGATGTTTATAACAATGAACCCTATATTAGATATCACCCAAAGGTAAAAACACAAACGATTGCCTTTAGCATTAACATAGGTGCCTATTACCGCAACTACAGTAAACAACCAACCTATATATTCCATGATAACCTCCTTTATTTTATTAAAAGATTTGGCGAGCAAAATTGACCGTTTGGTCCTTTAATATATAAACCAGACGCATTTACCTGATTAGCAAGAAACCGCTCATGTTCAAGAACAGTAAGTAATTCTAATGAACTGTTACCCACTGTAGAAGATGTGAGTGGTTTATATGCACAGATGTGCTGTCTTGCGAATAGCCATACAAACGCGTAGTTGTTCATTATGGTATCTCCCTTTGTTAAATGGTTATTTTGTTACTGACGTTTCGGCCCTCCATAGGCCTTATTCATCAGGGATGCGGTAACAGCACCCGACGCCAAGCAGTTTAACGTCATGCTTAGGACATTTATTGTATTTATTGGTGGTGAACACAACCACACATATCAGGCTCATCAGGAACCCATCCATAAAGCTTATATGGTATGAATGTTGCGTTATCCTTTAAGGTGTTCCTAAATCTATCAGGGATAATTCCTTGATACCATAAGTTATTGGTGGTTATTGTTCTACCATCATTGTAATGAATGATGAACTTTCTTCCACCATGTCCTTTTAAGCGATTACTATCATCGCCAAGTCTATAATGAGCGCCATCCACTATAACTATGGCTGGGTCACCACTCAAAAATAGCACGATGTGTTGTGTCCAGAAAGCACACGTATGGCAGTGTGTATCTAACAAGTCTCCATCTTCCCTCTCTAAATCTGAGTTGTCGAATGGTTTGCCACATACTACGCACGCCACCTGCTCAAAAACCTGCTCAAAAATTTGTAATAAATTGTTCATAAAGACCTCCTTTGTTATTGTGTGGTTGTTGATTGTATCATTAAACTGTTGAACGAAATTCTTTTAGCACTTCGTAACACAGTAGAAGTCGAACCAGGGTAGGGGGTATAAAAAATGTAAAGCGTTTACTCACCCTATCGAAGCCTCGGTCTCCTGCTCACACAAAATGGGGAGGTTTTGAGGCAGTCAACCATTATGTATAACATAGTGTAATAATAGTATAATGGTATATAGTATAATAACCTAACCATCATACCAGTATCCCGTTCTCCTACCAGTATACCCTCCTCCAGTAACCCCTCTCTACCAGCATCCAATCCTACTAGCATCCCCATCTACCAGTTATGGTATCCCGTTGTCCTCCCCTCCCTATCCTCTCCTCTCTCTCTTTTCTTTATGTTTTTGTGTTACCATCGATATGCTGGAACAGAGAATACCAATACACTAGTATAGAATACCGTTATACCACTACACCGTGGTTGTTTCCGCCCGCCCGAAATTTTTAATTATTTTCTGTTAAAGTCTTGACAAAGTAGTTTTAGTGATTATATTGTTATTAACCAATAAAAGGAGAAATATTATGAGACCTCAAATAACTACTAAGGAAATAGATTCTACATTAAAACGGGTTGTAAACTGGTTAGACAAACGTATTAAAGAAAAGGGGTATGGTTCTTTCTCATCAATACATGAAATTAGAGGTGTTATAGATGAAGAAATTATAGAACTTAAAGACGCTATGCATGAAAAAGATTATGCGGCGATGGAACATGAATTGAAGGATGTAATAGTTGCTGGTATTTTTGGTTTAGCTTGTTTGAAGTCAGGGAAGATGGACTGGTAAAAATGTTTAGTAGGAGAATTAAATGTTAAAAAGGTTATGGTGTATTTGTTTTCATAAAAAATATCATACTAAATATATAGATAAAGGTACATTTAGTATGTATTTTACTATTGTAAATTGTTCAAAGTGTAGAAAATCCAGAATATTGTAAAGGGGATTAATATGTTAGATTTTATATTGAAGAAGCTCATAAATAAATATGGGGCTGTGTATTTAATAGACAAAATAGTGGCTTATCAAAAGGAGTGTGATCCTAGGGAACTATTCAATACTTTGATAAACAAAAAAATTACGGAGCTAGAATTACTGTCCGACCATTATAGACAGCAGAAATTGGATCCAAAGTTATTAATGGAATATATGGTTTCAATGATGTTACCAGGGTACCACATACAAAGGTCAAAACACAGCGAGACTAAAAACGATAAGGATGACAATTTCGGTTATAAAAAAATAGATGGATTTTTTGGAGAAGTTTTTCCAAAACCATAGGAGATTAAATTGATAAAAGATAATATTTTTGCTTATACAAGTGTCGGTGATGCCTATTATCCTGCTTTTGTGTCTATTAATAGATATACTATTACTGATGAGGTTAGTATTACAGTCAGATCAGAGCACGAAACAAGCCCTATAGAAGTTGAAGTTGTAATACCAAACGATAAACTAATAGAGATGGCAAGAAGTATACTGGGTCAAGAAAAGACTGATATAGCGATGCCACATTTTATAGCGCTTATGGAAGCACTGGAGATACCACATCCTGGATGGTGGTTAACCAGGCCTCCTGAGATGCTGGGACTTGTTGGTAAAGCTTTGGCTAAACAGGCAAAAGAAGTTTATGATGCGGAGCAGAAAAACGAACAAAAACAAGAGGAATGAATATCAGTTTATGGAAATATTATATAATTATTTAGATAAAAAGATTTATGAATTAAAAGGCGAATGGATTTCTAAACCAAGATATTATGAAGAAGAAGCATGTATGAATCTTGATTTTAATTATAAATCAGGACGTTATTGTGATTGTGAATATAATGGTACATATATTGAACTGAAAAAAGGAAACAGCTCTGCTTGGTTCAACGAAATACGATATGCTGAAATATTAATGTATAAATGGTTAAAAGAAACAGTTACCATGTTTATGATTCCATCAGAAAACAAAGCTAAAATTTATTATATATATTTAATTGATACAAAAGATATAATAAAGGCTTTGTGTATTACTCCAGAATGGGCGATTGAGGTGATTAAACGTAACAAAGAAATACAAAGAAGTTTACAGTACCAACATAATCTGACAAAAAAAGATTTAAGAGATATGGCAAAGTATGTGGTTAATTATAATCATAATAGTTATACTTATTATAGGTTAAATTGGAAATGAATAAAAATAAATGGAATAAAGAATATAAGCTTAGTTGTGACGATAATCGTGATGGGCATTGTGTAGCTATGAACACCGGGTGTGCTTACACCGTATGTCCTTTGATTGTTGGTGTTGTCAAGAGTAAGGTGATTACTGGTATGGAATTCAGAAATTACAAATTAAGATTTTATCACACCGAGAAAAAACAGATGTTTCCTCCATCGAGTATATGGAAACTGGATTTATATCACTATGAGGATTCACATTGTTTAGTACCAATGATGTATACTGGAAAGAAAGACATAAATCGTAAGGAAATATACCAGGATGATTTTCTGCTATATGGGGACATTTGTTCAGATGACTGGATGCTAAATAAAGGTAAAGTAGTTGGTATAGTTAGATTTTTTGAAGACGGTGCCAGATTTGAAGCTCAGGATTTAACTATGAATTACAGGGGAGGTCATTATAGATCCTTTTGGGAGTGGATGGTTGATATAGAGGTTATAGGTAATCGGTTTACTGGAATACATAATGATTATTTATATTTATTAGAAGATAAGAAGATTAAACGAGGAATAATGAAGGAGTTGAAAAAATATGAAGGGTAAAACCACTAAGGAGGCTTTTGATTATATCAACAGCCTTATACCATATTTTATAGTAACATGGAAAATACCACATCAAGGAAGTCTTAGAGCTTGTTATAATATTTATGATGATATAGAATCTGCCATTGAATTTGTAAAAACATTAAAGAATACGAAAGACGTTAACCCACAACATATAGATATGTATGAATCATTTGAGTTAGATATGGAGGAATATGGTCTCTAAAATAAAAAATAAAAGAAAATGTAACGACTGCCCACCAGATGAGTGTTGTAATTGTAAGAACAACATCAATTCTGTGAAAGGAAACAAAAAATTATTAAAAAAGAGAACAACAAAGAGGAAAGCAAAATGAATAAAAAAAATACAGAATATTTATTAGAAAAATATCCAAACTTATATCGTCAGTATTATCTATCAATGCGAGACACTTGCATGTGCTGGGGATTTGAATGTAGAGATGGATGGTTTAATATTATAGATGACTTAAGTAAAAAAATAACTGAGACAGATCCAGACGTTCAAGCAGCTCAAGTTAAAGAAAAATTTGGAGGTCTTAGATTTTATATAGACGGTGGTTCTGAAGAAGTTCGTAAGTTAATAGACGAGGCTGAAGAAGAATCATATAAGACTTGTGAAAAGTGTGGAACAAAAGAAAATGTTTCTCAAACAAAAACGGGCTGGATTTTTACTCTATGTGCTAAATGTGAAGAAGAAAGAAATAGAAAGCAATAGGAGAAATCATTATGATAGAAAAATGTGATAAATGCCCGTATAAATATAGTCAAGCACCATGCGAGTTTGCTAATGATATTAATTCATACTATAAACCAATTCCACACGATTGTCCTATGCGTGGTAAAAAACTTGAGTGGCCGGCTGTTATAAATATCAGTAAGAAGTCTAAAACACATTCTACTGAGGGTCAAGTTGTCGACAGTCAAATTGAAATAAAAAAACTAAAGAAAATTACTAAATTGGGAGAAACAATTAAAATAGTATGAAAAATAAGAAATATGTAAAAAGGAGGAAAGAATATGTTTAAAGATTTAATAGAGTGGCTTTTAAAAAGCGGAACACTTGTTAAAACAATTGCCGGAGCCATGGCAATTATTATAGGTATATTTGTGTGGGATGCACGTTATGCTAAAACAGTTCAGGTGGCTAACGATTTACACGCTGCCGAACAGAAAACAGTACAGACCATACAATCATTAAAAGGTACCATAGAGTTAGATCAAGATATTACCAGGCTTCAAAATAATATGGATATGATAATTAAAATGAAGATGCTTATAAGGTCTTATCCTAATGACAAGGAGCTCAAAGAAGATTATGAAAGTCTTGTAAAAGAAAAAGAGGCGTTACAGAAAAAAATAAAATCTTGCCCGCCTGTAGTAATAATACAGCCTAACAAGTAAGGAAAAATATGAATAAACAGGATGTGTTGGACAGAATAAACGACGCGGATAGAGCTATAGATCGATTTTTTAGACGAACTGTAAACAGCATCAAAAATTTGATTTACTGGTTTCCAGTTATTTGGTCGGACAGGCAGTGGGATTTTGTTTATTTTCTTGAAATAATTAAATTCAAATTAAAACAGATGGTTAAGTTTTATGAGACAGAAGCCCATCAAATAAAAGCTGAAAAGCATGTTGACAAAATGAATTTATGTATTAATATTATAGACAGGATAATAAAAGATGATTATCACGAAATAGTTTTTAAGAATTATTATGAAAAATGGGGACAACCAGAAATAAAATTTATTAAAGATGGGGATGCTGGTAGAAACAAAGTAGAAATAACACACTCAAAAGTTATAACGGAACAAGACAGAATTAGATCGTTGGGAGAATATAGATTATTGTTGGATAAAGAAGAATATATGGTTAAGCAAGATATAGAATTGTTATTTGATATTTTAACTAAACATTTAAGATCGTGGTGGGATTAAAATGACTATAGAACACGTATCTCAGGTAGGAATAGCTGTTCTAACAGTGTGGTCTCTATTTTCCTTAGCTCATAAACAATATAGGTTAGGGTTTATTCTTGGTTTGTTGTCTGAACCATTTTGGTTATATTCAACATATACCGGTGCACTGTGGGGTATGTTTATAGTGGTAGTATGTACAACTGGCAGTAATATATATGGATTATTAAATCATGGAAAGAAAAACACAATTAAAGGATAGACGGTTCTGACAGAGCTCATCAGACTGGAACGATTCGTGAAATCCCTTTCCAGTATGCAATAAACGAGGTATAAAAATGAATATTATAGTTAAAACAGTTTTTGGATCGCGGCTTTATGGTACCTCTGGTTTTGGTAGCGATGAGGATTATAAAGGTGTATATATGCCATCTAAAGAGTTTATATATCTTAATAGAATACAAAAATCGATTCGTTATAACACTAAACAAGACGATACACGTAGAAACGATGCTGGAGATGTTGAATTAGAATTCTATTCTCTACATTATTTTTTAACGCTCGCGGGCAAAGGAGAGACAGTCGCTTTGGATATGCTCCATGCTCCCGAAGATATGGTTCTAGTTTCTTCGGATTTATGGAGAAGAATGGTAGCCGAAAGACACAGATTCTATACAAAGAATTTGACTGCCTTAGTAGGATTTGCCAGAACTCAGGCGACCAGATATGGTGTTAAAGGTGATCGTTTAAATGCAGCTAAAACAGTTTTAGATTATTGTAAAAACATTCCACTAAACACCAGGTTGCGAGACGTGTGGGACACATTACCTTCTGGAGAACACATAGTGAAACATTCTAAAAATGAAGATGGTATTAGAATGTATGAAGTGTGTGATAGAAAAATCCATGAAACAGCAGCGGTTAGTTATTTACACGACATGGTCGAAAAAATATATACAGATTATGGTGTACGAGCAACTAAAGCTTCAAGGAATGAAGGTATAGACTGGAAGGCTGTTTCTCATGCACTGAAAGCTGCATACCAGGTGAAGGAAATACTGGTAGATAGGAATTTAACATTTCCACTTAAAGAAGCAGAATTCATTAAAAAAGTTAAGAATGGTAAACTTCATTTCGAAGACGAGGTTAAACCTGTACTGAATAGTTTAATGGACGAAATAGAATTAATGACAAAAAACAGCGATTTACCAGACCAAGTAGATACCAGGTTTTGGGATGATTTTTTAATTGATGCTGTTGGTTCATACTTAGAGTGCGATATGAGGAGTGTTAATAGATGAGTACTGTTACTATTTCAGAAATAGCATTAGTGTTTTTATTAACTAATCTGCTTTCGTTTTTTGTTGGTTATCTTGTCCGTAAAAGGAAATGTAAAATTGAGATGAGAGAACTATCTGAGAAATTAAGAGCAGATTTCATAGAAGAATATGACAACGACGGTGGATGGTAAAATGGAAATATTAAAAACAGAAAAACGCGATATAATAGTAATAGAAGCCTATGTGTGTAATAGTTGTAAAAAACGCATAGATGATCTAATAGAAATGCAAGAGATGATGAGGTGGAGAACAGTGTGTGGTTATGGTTCTATATTTGGAGATGGTGTAAAATTAAGCATGGATTTATGTCAGAACTGCATAAATAAACATTTAGGTGATTTTATAACCATAGAGGAAGAAACAACACTTTATACGTTATAGGAGAATAAAATGATGGAAGAATTTAAATCAAAATTTGGAAATAAGGTTACACACATGAACGGATGGGATTCTCCCGGAATCGACACCTCTATATGGTACAACATTATGTGTGATTGTTGTGACGATAGTCACGATACGGCAATAGAATTTGAATACGATAAAGAATGTAATATGTTGTTTCTTAATTTTTATAGAAAAATTAACTATTCAAAACAATTCGGATTTAGGTGTGATGACGATACACTGGTAGATTTAATAAAAGACAGAATAAAAATAATATGGAACAGATTCAAAGATGCTACTAAGTTGTTGTTTACTGGTTATATTGAAATGCACAGTGAATTTATTTTAAAAGACAAACAACATATACAGGATTTTATAGATGCTCTGATAGAGGGAAGAGATTATTGTTTACGTACAAGAGATTTACCAACCGAAGATAAATCAACAATAGATGATGAACCAGGATGTTAAGGAGGTTATTATGAGCAGTTATGGAAACGTAACAGAGTTTATGCATGAACATGTACAACAGCTTGATATAGCTGGTGTGTGTTATGAAGCATTACGTCAGTATATGAAAACACAAGGATTAACAGAGGTTGTGGTTCCATGGGAAAACGCCTCAGCCCATACAAAAGCAACCATGGTTAAAATGATTAATGATCGTAACGAGGCAAGAACTATGACAGATGCAAAAAAAATAACATTTGAACAAGCACATAATGATCGTGTCATTAAGCGCGCGGGGGATGGCTGGGTATATGGTCCTGTTTATGATGCTGAAAAATTAACAGATCCAAACATGTGTTCTTATGACGAACTGCCGGTACACATGAAGGTTGCTGATGCACTAGTCGGGGCTATTTTAGATGTGTTGACAGACCCAAAATACAAAACTGTATAATAGGAGGTATATTACTGTGTATTTTTCAATTGGCAAAAAAGTTAGAAGACAGTTTGGTGGGGAAGTTGAAATAATATATTTAGTAAAAAACGGTATAATACAAAAATGCCCTGAAGGTGGAAGTGAAGGATGTTCAGATGTTTGTCCATTTTTTACGTTTGACAATCAAACAAAAAAATTAAGAATTTCATGCAGACCAAAAACTATGGATATTAAAATAGATAATTTCTATGAAGCTAATGAGTGTTGATGGAGAATAATATGAAAATAGTTATAGTTAGCGGTTATTTTAATCCACTACATAGGACATATTGAGATGTTGAAATCAGCCAAAGCTATGGGTGGCTTGGTTTGTGTGATTGTTAACAACGATATTCAACAAATTCTAAAAAAAGGCAAAATAATAATGAATGAAGAAGAACGTGTTAATATAGTTAAAGCTATAAAATACGTAGACATGGTGTATCTATCTAAGGATGAGGACAGGACTGTCTGTAAAACAGTAACAAAAATAGCAGAACAGTTTTCTAACAACGGGTATGAATTAATATTTGCAAACGGCGGTGATAGAAATTGTTCAACGAGAGTTCCAGAAACAAATATATGTGAACGTTATGGTGTGAAAATGATCTTTGATTGTGGTGGTACCGAAAAGTTAAATTCAAGTTCTAACATTAATAAGCTATTAGGTAAAGAGGAGTGATTAATAATTATGCAAAACTTTGTACAGGATATAGTGTTTAGATGTTGTTTTACTTGCACATATTCACGTCTAACATTAAGTAAAATAGAAGACGTTCGTTATGGTGAGTGTGATAATTGGTCACCAGTAGATAGACCCGACAATGTAATATATAATATGTTTACATCAGCATGTGATGATTATATAGCTAAATCGCAAGAATAAACAAGGAGTTATATTTTATGTTAAATCCTATGACGATAACAGCACGAGATTTACCTGATGCCTGGTTTCAATGTCTTTATGCAGTTTTAACTTATGGTGGTAAATATGTAATAGATAGGGGCAGCTTTGAAGGACAACAAAGGCTTGAGTTTGATTACGTTACTGTTCACATCAGATATCCAGGAACCCGTCCACTACTGCCTGACATTCCAGCACATTTTAATATACCAAATCCTGTTGCTGAAGGATATCTTGAAGAGTATTTACCATATCTGATGACCTCCGCAAAAAGCCCTAATGAAGATTATACCTACGGGCAGTACCTGGAAAGTCAGATTGCCGAGGTTATAAGGATGTATAAGGAAGATGGGTACGGAACAAACCAGGCCTATATGACCGTTGGAGATCCATCAACCATTTATCTTGGAGATCCACCGTGTTTAAGAGGTATAGATACCAGAATAAGAGATGGAAAATTACATTTTATGGTATATTTTAGATCTTGGGATTTATATAATGGATTTCCTGCAAATCTAGGTGCAATACAAATGTTAAAGGAATATATGGCCGCTGAGATAGGTGTTGAGGATGGAGAAATAATAGCTGCAAGCAAAGGCCTTCATTTGTATGATTATGTTTGGGAGTTGGCTAAAATAAGAACACAGTTAATATAAGGAGTAAATTTAGTGGAAAACAATATACAAGATTTAATAACTGGATTTAAAGAACCAATGGTGCTGTTTTATAATATATGTTCAAACATTAATTATAAATTTATAGGTGAATTTTTATTTATGGCGAGTTGTATTGCTTTGTTCTATTTGTTTTGTTACTGTTGGGTTTTGTTCTGTATAAAAATAACACCTAATACAATAAATGAGGAGAAAAAAATAAACAAATGGATAGCACGGAAATAAAAAATTTAAAATACAGAAGTCAAGCCGAAATACTTAACATATTAAGAAACTTTGAAAAGTTAACTGACTGTTCAGTATACGATGTAAACATATTAGTAGAAACATCACTTGGCAATGAAAACGGCACTGTTGTAGATGTGTCTTTAAAGGTTCAAATTTAATTATTAATATAATACGGAGTTAAAATGGCAACGATAACAATAATTTTATATACGTTGGTTATGTTAGCTATAGGTTTAGTAGCAGGGGCTAAATTATATAAACGAAATGAAATAAAAAACAATGTAACAAATAATGTGGTAAAAAAACCGTGGGGAGGATACACAGTAGTTGATTATGGAAAATCATACAAAATTAAATTATTAGGAATAATCAAAGGACATCGTTTATCACTACAATATCATCATCAACGTGAAGAACTTTGGGTTGTGCTAAAAGGTACTGCTACGATACGGCTTGGTGAAAAAATGTATACGCTGAAACCTAAAAATTCATTTTTCGTGGCAAAAAGAGCATTACACAGAATAGAGAACAGACACGATGAGCTGTTGATTATATTAGAAATTCAAATAGGTGATTATTTAGAGGAAGACGATATAGTAAGAGTACAGGACGATTATGAAAGAGATAGTAAAACAAATGAAGAGAAGACATCAACAAAAAAGGAAAAACTGAATACCGTAGTACCAATCGATTTAATTTAAAGCAACCTATTGTTAAAGAAATCACTGAGTGGTGGTGGTGTATATCATGGTTGCTTTATGTTTTTATTTGTAATTAAAAAAAAGATTCTTAACTTTAACATTTAACCGGTTTTGCGCGCAATTAAAGTAACCTACTAATAATAAGATGGGTTTAATAAAAACAGGAGTTTAATATATGAGTGTTGATAAGCACATAAAGGATTTTGCAGAAATAGAGCACCAAAAAACTTTAGTTTATCAAATTATTAGAGATATTTTTGTGGCTTTTGAAGTTACAGATCCTGAAGATATGAGCAATATAACGAATGCTATATTAGAAAGCTTAGATAATCTAATAAATTTTAAGACATATCTAACCCACGAAAAAAGTACTTTTATAAATAACACAGCTGAAGAGTTTAATTGGAATAGGGAACATGTAATTAATCTATATTTAATGTGTATGTTAATCTATAAAAATTTAATGTTGCAACGAGAGATAAATAATTTAAAGTGAGAGAGGGTTGTGTATATGGAACTTCCAGTAACCAAAAAACAACTGAAAACTATTTTAAAGTTATTGTTGAAGTCAAGAAGAACTTTTGAATCTTTAGCAAAAGAAACTGGTATAGACGACAGTATACGATTTCCTTCACAATTAAATTATGATCAAGCCGAACTTTTAATAAAAACACATAGTGGTTTTCTTATTTAAAAAAAAATGCTAGAGTAACTCAGTTGGAAGAGTACCTCACTTGTAATGAGGACGTCGCGGGTTCAATTCCTGCCTCTAGCTCCAAACGTAGATAGATAGTAGATAGAAAGACAGGAGGAACATAGATATGATATTAAAGGTAAAGAGATATACAACAAAGTACAACGAACAGAAATGGTATAGATGAATTTATGTGCGGTTATTATGATCATATGAACATGTCACCTGAAACATATAAATTTTATCTTAGTAGGCTATATCCAGATCATTTAGTGCCTTTGAATAAAAACTCCGCCGGAGTAGAAGTATATCTACCTTATTTAAATGATTCATTAATAGATGTTTATAAACAAATTCCACTATTTAAAAAAGTATCTAAAATAGATAGAAAAATAATCATGAAGGAATTAGGCAGAAAACTTAAAATACCAAACGAAATTATTGATCGAAATAAATATGGTTTTTGTGATGCGTTTTTAGACAAAAACAAGGAATCTGTATGAGTAAAAAATTAGGTAGATTAAATTTAGCAAGACAAACAGCAACCGCTTCTGGCTGGTTATTACATTATGATTTAGTAAAGACAAGAGAAGAAGGTATTAAATATGTCAATAGAGGTAGAGTTAGAATTAATGATATGATAGCTAGACCAAATGTGGGTTATTGTAAAGTAAAAAAGGAGGATATAAAGATTATAAATTAATTTTGTTTTCTTATAACATCATCATTTAGATTGATCTTTTTAAAATACTGTACGTGGGGGAGTTTAAGAATGGTGAGAAAGATGTGTCTAAAACAGTGGATACGACCAACTATGTATACACCACCAGTACCAGGAGAAGGGGATTGTACAACATGTGTGGCGGATGAGGAAAACAAAAAATGTATAGGATATTGTGAAATAACAGTAACGGAATTCGAGGTGGTCAACTAGTTGTATTTTAAATTCTAACAAAAGGAGAATTAATACAATGAGTGACGAAGAAGATGAGAAAAAAAGAGAGCTTTTGTGGCGTTCTAAATTTACAATTCATCCGATAATCTATAAAGCACAAGATAATTGTAGAAGAGATGTAAGAACATTTATTTTTGATAAGAGTTACATTTTAGAAAGATATATAGATCATTTTCATTTAAGAGCGTACACCGATACAGATATAATGTATAAAATATTGATGTGGGTTATAGATAGCTTACAATACGTAGGTGACGAGAAAACAAGAAGACAACACGAATATTGGCAAAATCCAGAGGAAACTTTATGTACGCTGCTTGGTGATTGTGAAGATGGAAGTTTATTAATAAAATCATTATCTTTAATAGCAGGAGTTCCTGACTGGAAAGTAAAAATAGTAGCTGGAAAAGTTGCAGAGGGAGGTCACGCTTATTGTACGTACATTAGGGATGATGATACACAAGTTATTTTAGATTGGTGCTATTGGGCAAACCGTTTGCCTATAAACGAGAGACTTCCAATTGAAAAAGAAACTAACTATAAAGAAATTTGGTTTTCATTTGACAAAGAAAACGGATATGCATCAAAACCAACAGAATACGGTGCAGGAAAAGTAGGGACTACTGGTGTTGAGGTTAAAGAATTTTTTGACTAAATTGATGAGTTTATATTGACAATTTCAAAAAAGTGCTTATTATAAAATGTATAATAACAGTATAGGAGATAACACTTGAACAAATTATGTTTAAATGTAGGATGTGGGGAAAAAACATATGCTTTTTATCCTAACGAAGAATACAAATGTATTAATCTAGACAACAGGGCTCTTTCTAATGTTCAGATTGTAGGGGATGTTAGAAAGTTGGATTTTCCAAACGAACATTTTGATTATATTTTAGCAAGCGATATAATCGAACATTTTCCAATTAGTAAAACAGAAAGTTTGCTTAATGAATGGGCAAGGGTTTTAAAGGTTGGTGGTATTATGGAAATAAGAACACCTAACATTGAGTGGATGGTTGTACATTATGCTCAAACAAGAGACTGTAAGTTTGTATCGTGGCATATTTTTGGCGGGCAAGATTATCCAGGAAATTACCACTATGTTATATTTGATAGATCTTTATTAAATGAGTTTTGTAATAAAGTAGGTTTGTATGAAGTTGAGTATGAAAATCTTGATTCTAACTTCACACTAAAAGTAATTAAACAAGGTTATTTAAACGAGGCGTAGAAAATGAATGTTATAGTTAGACCGGTATTCAACAGACCTGAAATGCTTTATCTTGCTCTTAAATATGAACAAAAAGCCAGAGAACATTTTGATGATGATTATTATACTATATTTGCAATTGATCATGGGACTTGTGATAAATGTTTTGATATAATAAAAGATTACAAATACAAGCATGTTGTTGTAGCCCGCCCAACAAGATACAAAGTATGTGCTAATATTATGGAGGCTTTAAAACAAGCATGCACGATGGACACAGAGTATGTTATAAACATGGAGGACGATCTTGTTTTACATAAATCATATTTTGAATTTGTTAATAAAGCGCATAACTTAGTAAAAGATAGAAAGTATTCAGTTATCACCACGTGGGGTTATAAAGATTTTGGGGATCCAACTATACTTAAACAAACTGATTTTTCATGTGGTCCTGGTACTGTAATAAGCAAAGAGTTTTTTATAAAACACATGCTACAGTATGCTAATGCTGGATATTATAACAATTGGGTATCAACAATACAGAAAGTTAACGCGTTAAATAAAAATAACCCCAATGCAAAATATACTGAAAAAAATGCTTTTACTCACTTAGATTGGGATGGTCTAATGAATAGAATGGTTGACTATGCCTCATACAGTAATGAGATATATGGTTATTCGTCTTTATGTTATAGATTGTTACATGTAGGATTTTATGGATTTAATAGACAGGGTGGAAAATTTCCGCCCGAATTAAAAACATTTGAAGAAAGAGTTGATTTTCTTGAACAAGGTATTTATAATCCAGATGTTTTAGCTCAATTAGATGGTGTTTATAAAGACTATTCTATATTTGATCCAAAATTAGATACTTGGGATGGTAATTTAATTTTAGAAAATTAAAGAAGGAGAAGGATGCCGAAAATATCTATAGTTTCGTCCTATTTTAATCGTAAAAACGAATTATGGCGAACATTAAAAGTAATGGACAAATCTTCATTTAAAGACTTTGAATATGTGATAGTTGATGATGGTAGTGATTATAGGCAGAGGATAGAAGATTTGGCTGAAGAATTTAAATTTGTAAAACTAAAAAGAATCGAGCCGGCCGATAAACACCACATAAACCCTTGTATACCTTTCAACATGGGTATAGCTATGGCTGAAGGGGACATAATAATACTACAAAGCCCAGAATGTATGCACATGGGAGATGTATTAAACTTCGTAGCAAACAATTCAAAAGACAATCAATATTTAGTATTCTCGTGTTACTCATTAAGTCGCACATCGTCTAACAATCTGGAAAACATTAACTTTAATTTAACTTTACAAGATATAGAGAACAACACAACAAAAGCCATAGGTGGTTTTTCAAACAAGAGTTGTGATAGTGGTGGACGTTATGATACGTGGTTTGCTCACCCAACATATCGGCGTTGTTTAAATAATTTTTTGGTATCCATGCCAATGAAGGACATGCGCGACTTAGGAGGTTTCGATGAGCGGTTTGCTGATGGTTTTGCGTTTGATGATACTGATTTTGCGGTGAGAATCATGAAAAAGAAAATGGAAGTTAAATTTATAGAAAAGCCGTTTTGTTTACACCAATTTCATGAATCGGTACTAGAACATATATCTGATTTAAGAGTAAAAGAAGCTAAAAATAAAAAATTATATGAGAAACTTTGTACATTACCTAATTATAAGATTAAAAACAGCTTTATACCCATCAAGGATAATTTATAAATGATACCTAAACGGATGTATTTCTTTTGGAGCGGATCAGTATTATCATGGATGCGCTATATGACGTTATACTCATTTAGAAAACTCAATCCAGATTGGGAGATGGTCTTATGTTTATCTAAAAATACGATTACAGAGAAAAGCTGGGCCACTCCAGAAGTACAGGATTTTTTTAATTACAGTGGAAACAATTATTTAGACAAAATTTCAGAACTGTCTATACAAACAGAGACGGTGGAATTCCCTGTTGATTTTAAAGCAAACATAGTTTCTCCTATCCATGAAAGCGATCTTTATAGATATTATAAATTATATAACGATGGTGGTTTTTACTCTGATATGGACATTCTATATTTTAGACCGATTAACGATTTTTATAGTTCGTTGTGTGATAACAATACCAACACTGTATTATACCATTGTGGTGGTTATGCGGCTATAGGATTTTTAGGAGCAGAAAAAGATAATATATTTTACAAAGATTTATTTAATTATGCTACAAACCTAACAGCAGTAAGTTCTTATCAGGCTTTTGGTGTTGGGCTTATTTATCAATTTTGTGAAATAGAAAAGAACAAAAAATCTATAAATAGCATAAGTGAGATATTAAAAAGTAAATACACCAATTTAAATATTTGCTCAATACCAAGTTTTCTGGTTTATCAATACGACTGGAATAATATTAAAAATACCTTCGAACATGGGTACGCTGTTGATAGTTTTAATTCAAAATCAATAGGCTATCATTGGTATGCCGGTTCTGCTATAGCACAAAAATACAACAATTTATTAAATGAAGGTAATTATACTAAGTATAAAACTACTTTTTCTGAACTGGTGAAAAGTGTTATATGAAAATAATGACTGTTGTTGGCACACGCCCGGAATTAATTCGTCTTTGTATTATAATAGACAAACTTGACAAACTTGTAGATCACAAACTTATATATACAAATCAGAACTATGATTATAATTTGAGTGGTAAATTTTTTGACGAACTAAAAATAAGAAAACCAGATTACACATTTGAAATGGCCGGGAGCTCATTTGGTAATTTTCTTGGTAACGCTTTAATTGAATTTGAAAAAATATTGATGACAGAAAAACCAGACAAGGTCTTAATATTAGGCGATACTAATTCTGGATTGGTTTCCATCATAGCGGAACGGTATAAAATTCATGTGTATCATATGGAGGCTGGAAATAGATGTTATGATAAGAGAGTACCGGAAGAAACCAATCGTCGTGTTATTGATCATCTTTCTACTTATAATCTTCCTTATACGGAGAACAGTAAATATAATCTTTTGAGCGAAGGTTTTCACAAGAATAATGTTTTTAAAACAGGTAATCCTATTTACGAGGTTTTAAAGTTTTATGAACACAACATAAACGAAAGTAATATTTTAAATGCATTGGGTTTAATAGAAAAAGAATTCGTGTTAGTAACTGCACACAGGGCGGAGAATGTTGATAATTTAGATTCATTGTCTGATATAATAAAAGCTATAAATGAGATATCAAAACAATTTAAAGTTGTATTTTCTTTACACCCGCGCACTAAAGACAAGTTAATTAAATTTAATGTAGATATGTCAGATGATATTATGTTTAGTGAGCCTTTTGGATTCTTCGATTTTGTTAAACTTGAAAAAAACGCTAAACTTATTATTAGTGATAGTGGTACCGTGACAGAGGAATCCTGTATTTTTGGGGTTCCGGTCATAACCATCAGAAACACAACCGAAAGACAGGAAACTATAGAGTGTGGATCTAACATATTGTCAGGCATTAAGTGTGAGAATATTATGGGTGCGTTTAACGTAATGTTAAAAAGAAATAACACGTGGACACCACCAAACGATTATATGGTAGATGGTGTGTCAGATGTAGTTATAAATATATTGTTAGGAACAAATTAATTATGATACCAAAAAGAATATTTTTCTATTGGGACAGACCTTATATGTCTTGGATGCGTTTTATGACATTATATTCATTTAGGAAAATGAATCCAGATTGGGAAATGATTTTATGTGTGTCATCTAATAAAGAATGGGATATTCAAAAAGACGACCAACGAGATTTTGCAAGCTATAAAGGGTATAACTATTTCGATAGAATAGTGGAACTAAATGTTTCAATTGAGAACGTTGGATACATGGATGGTATTGAATCTAAAGTTAGCGCAATTACTCCTATCCATGAAAGCGATCTTTATAGATATTATAAATTATATAACGATGGTGGTTTTTACTCTGATATGGACATTCTATATTTTAGACCGATAGATAATTTTTATAGTCAAATAACACAAAGTGGGGCTGGAACTATTATATACGCCTGCAAAAAATACGCAGCTGTTGGATTTTTGGGGGCTGAAAAAGGCAATCCATTCTATATAGATTTATTAAAATCCGTGATTGGTTGGAATCATAATAATGAATGGGAAGCTTATGGTGAAATGCTACTTTATAGTTTCTTTGGTATAAAAAACAACCCGCTTGCGCTCATTGAAAATATAAATAAAAAATACAAAGAAGCAAAAGCATATAACATACCAAAAGAATTAGTATATTGCTACGATTGTTTTGATATACAATCAGTTTACGATACACCGGTTGGCATAAACAAATTTGATCCTGTGTCTATAGGCTACCATTGGTATGGCGGTCATCAACTTTCCAAAAAGCATAATAATGTTTTGGATGAAAATAATTATAGAAATTACAAAATAACTTTTTCTGAAATAGTTAAAGAATTACAGGAGATGAACTAGTGGATAATAGATTTATAGTAGTGGTTCCGGTATTTAATTCAGAAAAATATATTAAAAAATGTATAGAGTCGATTCTTTTTCAAAATTATTCTAATTATAAATTGGTTGTAATGGACGATTGTTCCACCGACAACACATATAATAATATAAATAACATTCAGGATACAAATAACTATAATTTTGTTGTTTGTAAAAACCATTATCGTGTTGGCTCGGCTTTAGCCAACATAGTTAAAGGAATAGAGCTTTTTTCCCACAACCCAGAAGACGTCATAGTAACTGTTGATGGTGATGATTTTTTATACAACAATACAGTGTTAACATATTTAAATGGTGTATACCAAGATGAAAATATTTATATGACATATGGCCAGTTCATACCACTAAGCGGCTCTTATGGTAAGTTTTGTAGACCTATTGCTGACACACGCAAATACAGAAAGGCAGAATGGTGTGCCAGTCATTTAAGGACCTTTAAAAATAAATTATGGTATAGAATTAATGACGCTGACTTAAGAGATAAAAATGGAGAATATTTTAAAGTTACAGGAGACGCCGCCTATTTATATCCGTTGTTGGAAATGTGTGGGGCAAAGCATCATAAATTTGTAGATGAGATATTATACGTCTATAACGACATAAATCCGGCCAACGATATGAAGATTAACGTAACAGAACAAAAAAGAACTGCAACACACATCATAAACAAGACTCCGTATAATGAAATAGAGGGTGTTATATAATGATAATCAACAGAGGTGTAGAAAATATAGATCTGCGTTGTAAAGATGAATTTGGTTATCTTTCACGGAAATATTCAAACGTGGCTTTTAATGTTGTTGACTGGAATAACAATAGCAACGATCGAAGGCGTGGTAAGAATATATTATTTACTACTGAGGGGGTTATAACAATACCAAAGAATTATGATCCTGAATATATAAAAAAATATGATGCTATGATTACTTTTAATTCTAAATTTAAAAAACTGCATCCTGAATTGAATGTTTATTTAATTAAAGGGGTGACTAATTGGTGTGATTATTTTTGGTTGGAATCTTTTCTTTCTTATGAAGAAAAAATAAAAGGAATATGCTCAATACAAACAGTGTATAATATGAAAATGCAGCATTATGGTGAAATTAATCATTTGAAACACGACGTGATGTGTGGATTAACAACAGAACCGTTTTTAATTTTACACACCTATAGTAAAACAACCCCATTTGGTAAACCAAAATCTCGTCAAACACCTTTATCATTTAATCCAGGACATTATGAAAATTTAAAGAAAATCAATGAATATTTGTTCTGTTGGTGTCCTGAAAGTACGTATCATGAATTATGGAGCTATGATCATATTACAGAAAGATTATTTAATTGTTTTAAAGCTAAAACAGTAGCTATTTATTATGGATGTTACAATATAGAGGAACTTGTACCAAAAGAACTATTTATTGATTTTAGAGATTTTAATAACGATTTAAAGAATTTGTCAGCTTTTCTTATAGAATTGTCAAACGACAAAGAAAGATATAATTCCATGATTAACTCTGCCTACAAATGGAATTTAACTAACGAAATAGGCGATATTGGAAAAGCTGAAGAAGTTATTAAGCATTGTGTAGAAAAATATAAATTTTAATTTAATGGGGTGTTATTGTGAAAATTTATATACAGATAGGTGCAAATATAGGAAATGATTCCTTTCAAAAAATGGTTGAACATATAGATGAAAAAATAAAAATATTATTAATAGAACCAAATGCTGAGTTATTAGAAGAACTTTCAAACAATTATGAAAAATTAAGAAATAATCACGAAGTAATAATTGTTCCACATGGTATATCATTAATTAACGGAGACGCTGTTATGTACTTGTATCCAGAATCTGGACACTCTACACTGATAAATAGAAAAACAAGACCTTCTGAAGATAAGGCTTTTAAAAAAGTATCAATTACGACATTCAATACTTTGTGCGAAAAATTTTTTATAACCGATATAGAATATTTGTACATAGATACGGAAGGTTTGGATTATGAAATATTGAATTCTATAGATTTATCAAAAATAAATATTAAAACCATAGTTTTTGAGAAATGGCCAATTGAGGATGACGACTTGTCTCAAAATTATAGAACTGGTACTATGTTTTTAAATAATTTTATTAAGCCTAAATTTAAAGATTATAGATTCGACGATATAGTAGTGGATGGTATGCCTAGTTATAAACTTACTAAAATGAAATGATATAGGAGTAATAACATTATGTACAATGAACTTACTGATGTTATAATTTATACTAAAGATAGGGCCTGTCAGTTGGATTTACTTTTAAGAAGTATAAAGGATAATTTTATGAATACTCATAAAATATCCATACTAGAGGACTGGTCTAATGAAGAATTTAAACATGGGTACGATAAAATAAAAAGTACAGAGTATGGTTTGGAACTAGAATTTATAAAACAGGATAGAGGTATTTTCTACAATGTTTTAAAACAAACCGCTGAGGCAAGTACAACAGAACATATACTGCCTCTCTGTGATGACGACGTCTTCATAAGACATACAGACATTACAGATGTTTCCAAATATGTGGATGCTGATGTAGTAGGCATTCATTTTAGATTTTCAAGTGATCTTACCATCAGTTATCATCATGGGGTTGTTTTACCTCAGCCCGATTTTATTTATATCGGTGATTATTTAAAATGGAATTGGACTACTTATAACATACCTGGTCGCTGGGGTTATCCATACCAAGCCGGTGGAATGGTTTATAAAACAGAATTTTTAAGACATATGATACATAATATTAAATTCGATTTACCAAATTATCTTGAATCTGCAATGATGACTAATAGGTATAAATGGAACAAACAACACATTGTAGCGTTTAAACATTCACCGATAGTTAATATTTCAATTAACAGAGTCCAGCAGGATGTCCCAAATCGAGGAGGCCGTGATGTTAATTATACACCTGTCGAACTAAATAATATTTTTCTAAGTGAAAAAATTATAGACACTGCTGATTTATATGGTATGGTTAATAACTGTGAATTTATTGAAGTACCGCTTAAGTTTATGGAGGACACAAGATGAAAGTAGGTGTATTGGGTGCGAATGGTTTTCTTGGAAGTGAGATGGTCAGAGTACTTGGTGAAGATCATACGGTGGTTTCTTTAACCAGGGATAATTATTTACAATATAAAGGAACTTCATTTGATGTGTTTATTAATATGGCCGGCAACAATAAGAATTATTGGGCAAATAAATTTCCCCAAGAAGACTTTAAAGGTTCGGCCTTGTTGGTTTATGACAATCTTTTCGATTTTAAAATAGATAAATATGTTTTTATGTCATCCATTGCAACATATGACATAAACAGTCATTATGGTTTTAATAAAACTTTAGCGGAAGAAATAATAAGAAGACATTCAAACAATTATTTAATTTTTAGATGTTCTGCCACTATTGACAGATGTATGAAAATAGGCATTTTAAATGATATTTTAAAAGGCATCCCTCTTTTTATATCTGGTGATAGTCAAATTCAATTCATAACCAGAAATGCCGTAGCTAACATAATAAAAGACCTGATGTCTACAGATGTGTACAATAGAACATTTAATATGGGTGGAGTTGGTGCAGTTACAATTAGTAGTATCGAATCCATTGTTGGGCATTCTATTATCTACGACAGTGCAGCAAAAAAAAGACATTATGAGATGGATGTATGTGAATTAAATGAATTGTTCAAATTGAAAACATCTTATGAATATGTTGAGGATATAGTATGATTTATGGCTCACTTGCTGAATTTGTGCAACTAAATGCTGATAGAAACGACAGTGCTTTAGATATAGGCTGTGGTATTGGGGCATACTCAAATGTTCTTAAAGAATACGTTAGATGTAAAAAGGTTGTTACTATAGATGCTTGGGATAAAGTCAATCCGGATATTTTGATAGATTTAGAAAAAGAAGACATACCTTTCGAAGACAATACCTTTGATATTATATTGATGATGGATTTTATAGAACATTTAACTAAAGACCGAGGCATTAAAATATTAAAACAGGCTATGGGGATAGTAAAAAAAAGAATTTTGTTATTAACACCTTTATGGTGGACAGACAATTCTGACAATGTCAATGATCCTACTTTATGGTGTTACACAAATGTGTATGATTTACATAAATCGTTGTGGTTGCTGGATGATTTTGTGGAATGGTCCAGAGTAACTATCAATGATTTCGATGTGTCTGGTGTTTCAAATGATTATTTTGTTGGTATTTGGACAAAAAATCATAATTATAAACAGTAACATATGGAGGAGTTTGTGGAAGAAATGATGTTCAAAAATAAATCAATTTTAATTACTGGAGCAACTGGGTCTTGGGGGCAGGAACTTACAAAACAGCTCATTACTATGGAGCCAAAGAAAATTATCCTATTTTCCAGAGGAGAGCTGGCTCAGGTAAATATGGAAAGAAAGTTTATGAGCGATAAGTTAGAGTTCGTTATAGGAGACGTGCGGGACACCAACGCGGTAGATAGATTATTTAACAATAAACAAATCGACTGTGTCTTCCATTTGGCAGCCCTAAAACACGTACCAGTGTGTGAAAATCAACCACAGGAAGCTATAAAAACAAACATTATAGGAACAACCAACCTGGTCAACTCAGCGGTGAAATACAAGGTAAAGAAGTTTGTAGATGTATCCACCGATAAAGCAGTATCCCCCACTAACCTGTATGGGTTCACCAAAGCAGTAGGTGAGAAGATAGTTATTCAAGCCAACAATCTAACAAACCGTACAGACTTTGTTTGTGTAAGGGGAGGAAATGTTTTAGGTTCTAATGGTAGCGTTGTTCCTTTGTTCATTGACCAGATAAAGAAATTTAATAAGATTACACTTACATGTGGAGAAATGACTAGATTTTTCTTAACGCTTTCGGAAGCCATCTCATTACTTTTCCAGGCTGCTGAATTTAGTGTGGGCGGGGAAACGTTTGTTATGAATATGCCATCGTTTAATATATCTGATGTAGCAGAAGCACTTATAGATCACTATGGAGACGCAGATACAACTATAGAAGAAATTGGTATAAGAGAAGGAGAGAAGATACATGAGGTGTTAGTGTCTGAACATGAGTCTTCAAGATCTTATGTTTTCAACAATGATTATTATGTCATTATGCCCGAACTAAAAATTTCAAGAGATTATAGTCATATAAAGAATATGAACAAGGTTTCCTTCGATAGATTTTCGTCAGACACTAATATTAAAGATCAGGAATATTTAACAGGGCTTCTTAATAAGGGAGGATTTTTGGTATGAAAGTTTTTGTATTAGGTCACAAAGGAATGCTAGGTAGGTATGTTTATACCTATTTGAAATCAAAAAACTATGATGTTGTAGGATTATCTCGTTCTGAAATAGATGCCTCATGTATTTCCAGTGTCGAATTAAAATCTAAATTATTAGATGTAGATTTTAATGAAGGAGATGTGGTTATAAATTGTATAGGCATAATCAAAAGAAACGATGTTCCAAAAAAAGACTTCACTGCGGTTAACACTGTTTTTCCACACACACTTGCTTATGTTTGTGAACGTGTTGGAGCAGAACTTATACACGTTAGTACAGATTGTGTTTATGATGGTCTTGAAGGAAATTATAATGAGAATCATGTACATACTGCAAAAGATTTGTATGGTATAAGTAAATCAGAAGGAGAAATAGGTAATATCACAATAATACGAACATCTCTTATTGGTGAGGAGCTTGATCAACAACGTTCTTTAATAGAATGGATTAAATCCAACAAAAACAACACAGTTTCTGGTTATACTAATCATGTGTGGAACGGTATTACATGTTTACAGTTTGCCAAACTGTGTGATGAGATTATGGAAGAAGAACTTTTTTGGCGCGGAGTAAAACACATTACATCTCCATCTAAAATAACCAAACACGATTTGGTTAAACTTGTATCAGAGATTTATGAATTAAATGTCACTGTTATTCCTCATGAAACTGAAACAAAATGTGATAGGTCTTTATCCAGTGTTCGCGGAGAAATAGTGTTCAAGATTCCTGAGTTACGAGAACAACTAATAGAAATGAAATCTTTTACACTTGACAAATACTAAAAAGGTATTATAATTAGTAAATGATAAAATCATTTTTAAAATGGGCTGGCGGAAAAAGTAAAAGCGCTCCGCTAATAAGCGAAACCATTGGTGTTTTGAATGGAAGACTAATAGAACCATTTGTTGGGTCTGGTGTGGTATTTGTAAATATACCAGCACTCAGTTATATTATAGGGGATTGTAATAGTCATCTAATTAACGTATTTAAAGAGCTTAAAAATAATGGCGACTATTTTGTAAAAAAAACGGAAGAGCTATTCAAACCAGAATTCAACAACAAGGAAACTTTTTACAAATTTAGAGAACAGTTCAATAAAACTGACGACGCTTTTGAAAAAGCATGTCTGTTTGTTTATTTGAACAAACATTGTTTTAATGGTCTCTGTAGATATAATAAAAAAGACGAATTCAATGTTCCGTTTGGAAAATATAATTCTATACAATTTCCAAAAAAAGAAATGTTAATTTTTATAGAGAAACTTAAAGTTTGTGATATTTATTGTCAGGATTTCGAACAAACTATACAAATGGCAAAACCCGGTGATGTTATATATGCAGATCCTCCATACACACCGTTAACAGCTACAGCCCAATTTACAGATTATAGTGCCGAAGGATTTGGAGCGGAGCAACACATTAGATTAACAAAACTGGCGGAAGAAAGCTGTTGTAGGTTTCTGATATCAAATCATGATACAAAAGAAACTAGGGAATTATATAATAACGCAGACAGAATAATAACTAAAAATGTTAATAGATTTATTAGTGGAAAAGGAGAAGGTCGCAAACCAGTAGTTGAGTTGTTAGCTATTTATGAAAAAGGAAAAGGGAGAGTTTAGAATGAGTTATGCATGCACCATTTTTGGTAATATTTTTGAACATAAAACAACACAAGGCGGTAATGCTAATTTATCCGGTAAGAAGTTGGAGGATGATGTTGAACAACTGATTTTAGAAAAAAATATAAAAGTCATGGATGATTGTGGCCGTGAAGACTATTCCGATTATTGTGTAAATGGTGGTTATGAAGGGCTTCTTGTGAGACAGGTTACGAAAAAAAGATGGCATGGTGGAAATGGAAAATATGATTTCTGGTTTTGTATTAATGGTAGAGAACCTATAAGAATAGAGTGTAGAAGACAAAACGTTTCTGGATCTGTTGATGATAAACTACTGGCTCTGTTTTATGATTCGTTGGTCGGGAAGGAAAAATATATTATCATTATCATAGATGGAAACGGTTGTAATCCTGACGCACTTGACTGTCTTAAAGAGCTGTGTGAAAAAACTACGGATAAGATAATCAAAGTGATGACGTTACCTGAATTTAAGAACTGGTTAGATTCTGAATTTATGGAGGTATTTAAAGAGGTGTCAATAAATGAAAGTTATTAATTTATTTGGAGCCCCAGGCGCCGGTAAGTCGACAACCGCAGCCGGATTATTTTTTTTAATGAAACTACATAGCGATATAATAGATAGTGTAGAAATTGTGACCGAGTTTGCCAAAGATCTTGTGTATGCTGGGCGCACAAAAGAATTGGCAGGGGATAATCAAATATACATATCATCTAAACAATATGGAAGATTACATAGATTAAGAGGACAGGTAGATTATGCCGTAACAGATTCCCCAATTCTCCTTAGTTCAATATACGCTTCAGATGATTATTTTCCATCCTTTAAGCAACTGATTAAAGAAATGTTCGATTCGTTTGAAAATATTAATTTTTATATACACAGGACAAAACCATATCATGGATACGGCAGAGTACAAACTGAAGATGAAGCGTCTGTAATAAACAGCAGGATCTTAGACATATTAAAAGAATACAACATCAATTATACAAACGTGGATGGTGATACCGAAGCCCCAAAGAAAATTTTTAATACAATTAAAGAGATGGGAGGTTTTAATGATTGTAGAAAAAAATAGTAGTCTATTGAATTGCTTTAACGGTGATCATAATTTAATAGAAATTTATAGACAGGTTATAGACGATAGTGAAGAAAATGTGATTAGATGGTGTAATATATGTGGGTCTGTTGTAGTGGATGGTGAATATGATGGAATAACCCATCCAGGAAAAATTCTTAAGATGTTAAGCCCACAAACAATAAATATGTTAAAACCATCAGACTATTAATCTAACCGCCTATTAGATAGAACACTATACAAAATTTAATAAAGGTGATTATTATGAAAAATAAACTACATTTAGCGCATGAGTTTGTGCTTAAAAAGCATGCTAATCAAACAAGACGTTTTACTGGTGAACCATATGTAAAACATTTGGAGGAAACTGCCCAGTTGTTATGGGAGGCATCTCCAAATTCAACAGAGGACGACTTTATAGCCGCTGTTTTGCATGACACGGTTGAGGACACAGATACAAGTATAGACGAAATAGGGCAGTTGTTTGGTTGTTATGTTATGAAAATTGTTGCTGAACTTACAAGTAATAGTTCTGAAAAAGACAAGTTCGGCGCAGATATTTATATGACCAATAAAATAAACAACATGTCAAACAAAGCATTTAGTATAAAATTGTGCGATAGATTAAGTAATGTAATAGGATTGAAGCATCCAAAAGTTCCAGATTCTTTTGTTAAATATTATTGGAACAACTCTAATTTTATCATTAGCAACATAGAGAGAGAATTGGATGATACACAAAAACAGCTTATTGACAGAATTAGTAGCATGTTGATTTATTTAAAGATGACTCGAAACATATCGTTATACGATATGGATATTTCAGTAAATTCTAATTAGGAGGTGCATATAATATGATATATTCTATTATATTTTTTATAGTAGGTCTTTTAGTAGGCTGGAATCTTTTCCCCCAGCCGGTGTTTGTTAAAAATCTATGGGACAAGATTAAAGCTAAACTTACTAAAAAAGACACAAAGACTGTTTAATAAAAACACAACATTGGGGGATTACACATGGCACAACAACATAGAGTGGTTTTCTTAACAAAAGGGCAAATGGCTCCTGAAAATTCAACAGGTATTGCGTTGGCTAATGGTAGTATTGTTTGGATAGGTGAAGAAGGTACATTCCCTGTTACGGCTTCGTTGGGAACACATTTGGAAACAGATCCTGAATTTCTAACAACATATGATAATAGAGAAGCAACTGTTGAAGAAATAGCAGAGTATGATTATATACTCGCTAATCCATCACAACCACCAAATCCATAAAATAAAATAACTACAATTAAAATAAAAGAAGGAAAAGGAGATTTATATAATGGATCAAGATAATAGTCTGGATTTAATTATTAGGAATGGTTTAGATCTTACTGATAAAGCTAATACACATTTAACATCGTTACTTGATAAAACAAATGTGTTTAATCAGATAACAACGAGAGCTGTAGAGGGAATGGATCTGATACCAAAATTTCATGTTTTTGATGAAGGTAAATTAGCAATCATAGCCGAAAGAATGCCAGAAATCAACAGAGCCACGCGCGCATTAGGTAGGAAAAACACACAAACAACAAACAGATTAATGACTCTTACTATGTTGAACGGTATTTCACCTATGAGAATAGTGCGTCAGTGTTTGTCAGAAATAGAAAATCGTAGACAGGCTATAAAAGAAAATAGATTTAAAATAGCAGAAAACTATGTTAAACTTAACAAAATAAAATATGAAATAAATAAAGTAGAAAACAAACTTAATGTGGTAGCCACATCTATATTAGAAGCCGAACAAAACAACAAAACACAGGAATTGGTTGAGTTTAAAGATACACAAACTAACTTGTTGTTTGATTTGGATCTTAAAAAAATAAAAATGGAAAAGCTTATTACCACGATACACGATTCAATGTTGTATCTAGAAGGAGCTCTGAAAGATGTTGCTTCTTTTCAAGCATCTTATTTACAGATATGCAAGAATAAAAATATACCTGAAAACTGGGATGAAAGAGATTTAGAAGAGGCAGAAGTTAGGCATCATGTACAAATGGGTTTTCTGCTTCTACTAAGAGATTTGTTGACCGGCGGGCGAATAGGAATGGCTACTGCCGAATATTTACAACAGTTTGGAATTCATCCAATGATGGCAAGTGATTTAACAGCTGAATATATTCAAAAATGTTCAGGAAAATTAGCAGAATTAAGAAGTAAAGAGGAAGTTTATTTAGATGAGTTATTAAGTATAGACAGCCTTCATGAGTTTTTGGAAGATATAAGTGATAAGTTTAAAGATGAATATAAAAAGGTATTGAAACAGATAGGTATAGAAGATTTACACGAAGACTGGTATATGTATAAAGATCACTATAAAGGGGACTGATTAAATGCCTTATAAAATTTCTGGAACAAAAAATGACACAGCTACACTTTATGTAATTAATGAGGCTGATGACATATTAGAAAAATACGTTGTAATAAGTGGAACTGGTGCTTATGAAATAGATTCACTATCAGAAGGAAAAAAGTTAATTATCGCTAAAAAATCAGATGGAGAGACTCTCGCGTTTGGATATGTGGATCCAATTAGCTATTCTTTTTCAGTTGATAGGGGTGTTTTTGCTGGTGGTTATGATGGGATGGGTGCTGGTACTGTTGTAAATACTGTAGATTATATAACTATCTCAACTACAGGAAACGCGTCTGATTTTGGTGATACACTTGCTCTAAAAGTCGCAACCGGGGCTTGTGCTAGTGATACCCGTGGTCTTTTCGGTGGTGGCGCTGATTTTGAATGGATGGCCACAAATGTAATTGAGTGTATAACAATAGCCACAGTTGGAAATACGACTGATTTTGGTGATTTGACTATTGGTAGATATTATTTAGGATCCTGTTCAAATAATACAAGGGGTCTTTTTGCAGGCGGTGATACAGACTCTGATGTAGTAGACACAATTGATTATGTGACAATAGCTTCATTAGGTAACGCTACTACGTTTGGATCATTACTTACAACTAAAACAGGCGTTGGAGCATGTGCTAGTAGTGTTAGAGGCGTTTTTGCTGGTGGTTCTGCAGGTGTTATAGAATATGTGACCATAGACACAACTGGTAATTCTGTGGATTTTGGTGACTTAGTTGGGGCAAGACAGTATGTAGCAGCATGCGCTAGTTCAACTAGAGGCGTGTTTGGTGGTAATGGTCCAACAACATCTAACGTTATAGACTACATAACAATAGCTACACTTGGAAATGCTATTGATTTTGGAGATTTAACTACTAGTAGAGCGTTTGTTGGTGCGTGTTCTAATAGTGTTCGAGGTGTTTTTGCCGGTAGCGATCTTAGTAATGTCATTGACTATATAACCATTGCCACTGTTGGTAATGCGGTTGGTTTTGGAGATTTAACACTAGCAAGGGATGAGATAGCCGGATGTTCAGACTGTCATGGAGGTTTAGTATAATTCTTTAAAATAGGAAAAGGAGATTTTTATAATGGAATTAAATTTAATGATAGCTACACCAGCTTATGGGGGCATGGTACATATAGATTATTTGGATTCAATGATAGCTCTTGTAAGAGGTGGAATGGAGCACGGTGTAGGAGTTGAAATAGTAACTATAGGGAATAACTCGTTGGTACCGAAAGCAAGGGACACTTTAATTTCTTATTTTAATGAAAACAAGTCGTACACACATTTAATTTATATAGATGCTGATATCAAATTATCAAACGATACTATTCCAGCACTATTAAAAAGAAATGTGGATGTTATAGGTTGTCCAGTACCTCTTAAAGGATACGACGAACAAGGACTTCCGGTCTTAAATGTTGGTAAAGTTTTTTCATTTGACGAAACCGGTTTGGCTGATGTTGAACATATAGGTAATGCTGTTTTAATGTTATCTAGAAAAGCCGTTACAGATATAATTTCTGTCTCAGAAAAATATGAGCACAATCCTCGTTTTTCGCGGGGAGAAAAATTAGTACAGACTAATTATGAGGTTTTTAAAATAGGTGTTGTAAATGGTAATTACTTACCAGAAGATTATTATCTGTGTTATCGATTAAGACAGCTTGGTTACAAGATATATGCCGACTATTCAAAAATACCAAGACATAACGGTATGTATGGTTTTGAAGTTAATAATAATCAATTAAATGGTTTATTTAATAAATACCTCAATAAACCAATTGTTCCAAAAGTGGTGTCGTTACTAGATAAACTAAATAAAGTTAAAAAATAAAGCGTGTGTGTAAAGACTTGAATAAGGGAGATCAAAACAAATGCCTTATAAAATTTCTGGAACAAAAAATCAGACAGCAATACTTTATGTAATTGACGAACTTAATAACACATTAGAGAAACATACTACAATAAGTGGAGCAGGGTCGTACGAAGTAAATGATCTTTCAGGAGGAAGAAAGTTAATTTTAGCTAGAAAAATAGACGGCGAAACTCTTGGTTATGGATATGTAGATCCAATTAGTTATGTTGTGTTATCAACAGTAACTACTCAGGCAGTTTCATCTATAACTAGTTCCAGTTTTATTGGTAATGGTAATATAACAGATACGGGCGGCGCCAACTGTACCAGACGTGGTTTCTGTTATATGCTTGGTACTTCAGGTGATCCAACCACAGCAAACTCAACGGCTTACGATGATGGTAGTTTTGGAACAGGCCCTTACACAAAAACAGTAGAGGGTTTATTAAGTTCAACTAGTTATAGAGTTAGGGCTTATGCGGTTAACACCATTGGAACTTCCTATGGAACAACCGTTCAGGCCGAAACTGCTGCCGAAGAAGCAGCAGGAATAGATAGGGGAGTGTTTGCTGGAGGATGGACCGGATCAAATCAAAACTATATAGATTATATAACAATATCTACCACAGCAAATGCCACAGATTTTGGGGATCTGTCACTAACAAGGTATGGTCAGGCAGGATGTGCTTCTTCTACAAGAGGAATATTTGGCGGAGGTTGGACAACAGCATCTGTTAATACTATAGATTATATAACAATTGCTACGATTGGAAATGCTATAGATTTTAGTGATTTAAGTGTTAAAAGAAACTATATCGCGGCTTGTTCAAATAATACCATAGGGGTGTTTGGTGGTGGTACACTAACCGCCAACGTTAATACTATTGATTACATTACAATAGCCTCTCCATCAAACGCAACCGATTTTGGAGATCTAACTGCTACAACAAGAGCTATGGCTGGATGTGCTTCACCAACAAGAGGATTGTTTGGAGGAGGTACTGTTATTGGTGTTACTGATAAAGTGGAGTATATTACTATATCCACCCCAGGCAATGCTTCAGTATTTGGTTATTTAACTGCAGCCAGAACTGCCATATGCTCATGTTCCTCATCAACAAGAGGCGTTTTCGCTGGTGGAAGCTCGACATCTAATATCATAGACTATGTAACCATAAATTCAACAGGAAATGCTGCTGATTTTGGTGATTTAACAATAGCACGATATAACGGAGCTGCTTGCACAAATAGCACTAGAGGGGTGTTTGGTGGAGGATATAATTCGTCTAATAATAACACTATTGATTATATCACTATTGCAACCGTTGGAAATGCTACAGACTTTGGTGATATGTCATTCCTCAGATCACGATATGGTGGTTGTTCAGATTGCCATGGTGGTTTATCTTAAATTTTTTAGATGATGTGTTAATTAAAAAAAATTAAATAAAGGGAGAAAATAAAAATGGCAGATATTTCAAAAATCATGTCTCTGCTTATAGACAACGTAAATAAAGTATTGGCTATTAACATAGACTTTATAGATACTATGGTACGTATAAAACGTTATGTACATAGTTTCATGTATTATTCTCCGCCTGCTGGAAATGCTGTAAGTTTTGCTTTTGCCGGTGGTTATTCACCACCATCTGGTGATGCTATTGATTACCCTTTTATATATGATTTACCACCAGAAGAACAGGCGTCTTTACATACTGCTCGTTTCTTTAGCAATCCTAGTAATGATAGCCAAATTTGGAACAATGCTGCAACTTTTTCAGCTGCGCGTGATGCCACCACAGGCACTGAGTTATTTAGTTCACAAGCCAATGGTATAGCACAGGCTTCATATACTGGATATGGTGGAGATAATGAATATGGTGTTGCTCGTACTTTTTCTGAATTTGATTTATCATCTTTTACAACGGAAGGTAGAACTGTTCAATCGGTTACACTTGGTGTTGGAGGATATGGATATTCAGACACCTCTGTAGCTTTATTTACTGGTACCCAAAGCAGCCCACCCACCATGAGTGATTTTGATTCCTATGGATCTTCTTTATCAAATGATACTCTTGCCTGGGTACAGTTTGATGGTGATGGATCGGTACATATAAACACATTTACATTTAATAGTGGTGGTATTTCTTATCTAATTAGTAAAATGGGAGATGTGCCTAAAGTGTGCTTCAGAGAAGCAGCTTATGATGTAGCAAACGCAACACCAACAACAACTAGAAGAGACGGTATGTACTTTGGTAATGCCCAAATAATGTCTAACAATACAACCGGTGAATACTATAATGTAGGACCAATGTTGTTTGTAAATTATCTGAAAATACCAGTATGGACATCTGTGTTAAATGATACCAAATGGATGCCAGCAAATAGTAATCCAGCTAATGCTGTTTGGACTGGATCTGCTTGGACTGCTGGAACATCTGGGGATTTGTTCTTATCAGTAAAAACCGGCTCAACGTGGGCAAATGGATATAGACCATCTAAAATGAGAATAACATTTACTGGTACTATTAATACTCTTTTTTGGTTATATCTCACCACACAAATAGGCAGTCATGCGTTTATTGGAGATATATCTGGAATTACAATAACTTCTGGACAAGTAATAGATTTACCATGGTATTATCCAGAAAGTGTTACTTTTAAAGAAATGTTTTTTAATAATACTTCTATAGTTGTTACTAACATTGAGTTTTTAGAAAGATAGTTCTAATTGTCATTGGAGGTAATAAATTATGACGAATATAGTTTGGAACGATTCCTGGAATTCTAATTACGAACTTATAGATGAGCAACATCACAGATTAATAGATATAGTTAATAGTATAAATACAGATAGTAGTGTATTGACAATTTTGGAATCACTGATAGATTATTCAGCTACTCATTTTTCTGATGAAGAAGAGCTAATGATGTCCGTTGAATATCCGTTATCAAAATACACAGAACATAAAGAGGAACATAGTTTACTTAAACACGCTTTACTTGATTTTAGTTTTCTGTTATCGTATTTTTCCGGAGATTCAAAAAAATTTAAGTTACAAGTAAACGTGTTTAAACAATTCATGACACTTTGGTTTTCAAATCATTTTTTATTGATTGACAAAGAATTTACAGACTGGTTAAACAATAAAAATAACAATGGGGGTGCTAATACAAGTTCTTAAAAATAAAATATATACATTAAATCATTCTACATTCTATAAGGAGAGATAATTATGGACAAAACAGTCCTTATTGATACAAATTTGTATTTGGATGATGCCGAAATAATTTATAAGTTGTCTAGAAGTTATGATAAAATTTTAATACCAATAACCGTTTTAAAAGAACTTGATAAGCACAAATTTAATAGGGATTTAGCATATAGTGCCAGAAATGCAATACGCTCAATTCTTAAATTTTTAGAAGAACACCCTAAAAAGGTTTTATTTGATACTGACGAGAATAGGCTTAAGCCGAACGATGAAGCAATACTTGATATAGCAACCAAGCATAACGCAACAGTTATGACCAAAGACGTATCTATGTCTATTATCGGTCATTCAAGAGGCATAAACACCAAACTTCACGACGTCGTTTTAAATAATCTGTTTAAACCTTATGTATACATTCACATGGATGATCTTCAAACCAAATCGTCTGATGATGTCTTCGCATACAATCAGACATATGATGAAGATGCATATGAAGATGTATTAACACTATTTTCAAAGTTTGCCGGTAGAGAACTACATGAAGATTCTTGGTTCTTTGTTATTATTGATATTAATAAAATCAAACCTGTGATTTATGCTAATAATCCTATGACACATGTATGTGAGAGAATAGACAATTGTAAGCAATATAGGGAAATTAATGTAGATAACACTATAATAAAAGCACGTGATTGTTATCAAGTGTGTGCTCTATATTCACTATCAAACGCACCACACACATTGATTACAGGAAGGTGGGGATCAGGTAAAACATTGCTAGCAACTGCACACGCTCTGGCAAACAACAGAAAGAAAATTTTTATCACGCGCGCCCCAATAGGTATAAGTGATAAATATGATATAGGCCTGTTGCCTGGTGATACCAGAGAAAAAATGCTAAACTGGCTACAAGGTTTTATGAGTTCGTTGTATTACATTTATGCCAACACGAGGAATAGTGGTGAGAAAGACGGAAGTTCATACGATTTTGTTAAAGAAGAAGTATTTCCAACAAAATTTGAAACACTGGCTTTAAATTCAATACAAGGATTATCGTTATTAGATAACGATGTTATGATAATAGACGAAGTTCAGTTGATTAATGTTTCATATATGAGTATGTTGTTAAGTAGACCAAGCGAAAGCGGAAAACTAATATTGTTGGGCGATATTAAACAAACTTATGATGTAGTAAAACCATCAGAATCTGGTTTATTAAAACTATTAAGAGTGTTACCACATAAATATTTGGCGTATGTTGAATTACAAAATTCATATAGAAGTCCACTTCTGGAGGTGGCGGATAAGCTACAGGATTCTACCATTTTTTAATTTGCGGGGTAAAAAGTTATGGACACATATGTTTCATCGGAAGATTTAAATTTTATATTAGAACATGCTGAATTAGAAAACGAAACATGCCATCTAAAACATAGTAAAGAAGATCCAGCAGAAAACCACGAAGCGGTTGAATATTTATGTCAACATTTAGGAGATAAAAACACGGACGCAGTATACCAAGAAATAAGGGTTCCAGTGTGCCTAGAATGCGCTGAGGCGCTACTTAATCCAAAATGGATACTGATGTACTGTGTTTTTTGTTTTAGGTCTCAGTGGGTCTACAGACCGTTAGCTAAATATAATTATCCGCCAGGCAATTTGGTATACTGGCTAGACGTATGCCCGTTTTGTGCTGAAATTGTAAACGAAGCCAAGGAATAGGAGTGAAAGGAACCGTATGGACACTATTAGTATGTGGAATGAACTAAAGAATGAAATTGAAACAAATTTGAAAAGTTTAATAGAAGACGAAAACAAAGGAAAAGAGTTAAAGGAAGTATTCACTTTGATGTTATCTATGTTGAATACAATTAAAATAAAACAACCGAATAATGAGGTGATTTATGACAGGAAAACGAGTTTGGAAACACAGTGAAGAAAAAATATTAATAGATCAATATGATACTAAAACAATAAAAGAACTAATGATTATACTTGGAAAGAGTCAAGAAAGTATTAATTGCAAAATAAAGAGACTTAAATCCGCCGGAAAAATAAAAGGCGGGAAAGAAGAAGATACAATAAAAAGAGCATATATACAAAGGGGTGATGGTGATAAGTTAAAGACAAATGTGGATGAATAGGAGGTATTATGGCACACGATGGAGACAGAATAATACACGCAGACGAATTCCCTATAGAGGACACCTTATGTAAAGATTGTGAGCACAGAATGTCAAAACTTGTGGTACCCATAGATCTTGAAACTTTCGGCATTGAAGAAGACGAATATGATTTGGAAGAGGACGAAGAACTACAGGTTGAAATTCATACTTGTTTAGTACTTGGACAAGATATGGACTTTGTTGTAAGAGACTGTAGTCATTATAAATCTATAGAAGACGGTAATGTGTTTTTTATGAGCAATCCGTATCAAGTATAACCTTTATGATTATATTAAAAACATCTGATCAGATAAAGAGAATTGGAGATAGTTGTAAAATAGTTAGCAGTGTTTTATCACACTTATACAACATTTCAGAAATAGGCATCTCTACACACGAGTTAAACAAAGAAGCCGAAGAAATAGTTAAAAAACATAAAGCAACCCCTGTTTTTAACGGTTATAAGGGATTTCCATATTCTATTTGTGCATCAATCAATGATTATATTGTTCATGGTTTTCCTAATGATATTAAACTTAAAGATGGAGATGTGTTAAGTATTGATTTTGGCGTTTTATACAAAGGATGGTGTGGAGATTCTGCATTTACAAAGATTATAGGAAATGCTTCTGAGGATATAAAAACACTGGTTAGAGTGACGGAGGAGTGTTTGTACGCTGGAATAAAGAAAGCCGTGGCTCGTAGCAGGGTTGGAGATATATCAAACACCATTCAAACACATGCTATGAAATATGGTTTTGGAGTAGTTGAGAAATTTGGTGGTCACGGTATAGGTAGGAATTTACATGAAGATCCTTTTATCTCAAATGTCGGCGAAAAAAATAAAGGTTATTTGTTAAAACCAGGAGTGGTAATAGCTATAGAACCGATGTTAACAGCAGGAAAAGCAGATATAGAAAGAATGAGTAATGGATGGACTATAAAAACAAAAGATGGAAAAGTAGCGGCTCACTTTGAACATACAGTAGCCATAACAAACGAAGGACCAATAATTTTAACAGGAAGATAATAGGTAAAGGAGATTAAAAAATTTATGCAAAAAGTTTATGATTTTGTTGAGGAACGTTCTGAAGAAGATAAGGAATATGAAGAATTTATATTGAAAGCTGTACCAATAGAGTATCAAGCGCCATTTTGGAAAGTAACATATCCATTTTTAAGAAGTAATGTGTTTACACAATGGATAACACAATCAAAAGCACAAAGTTGGATGAGGCTATTTAGTTGTACTATCAGAGCAGACATGAACAACAAAATAGCTTCATTTTTATATAAAAAATATTATTTAGGCAAACACAAAATAGTGGCGAGATTTACTCAAGACGGTTTAGCTCAGTCTCTTGGATATAAAGATAGAAGAGGCGTAAATAATCACATAGTTAAACTTGAAAAGGAAGGCGTAATAAAAGTCATACCAGAAAAATGGAATAATAGATATATAAGGGTGTATGATTTTGGAACCTGGTACGAAGTCGATAATACAAAAATAGAACGCTTGTATTTTGACTCGGTAATGAGAAAAAATATAGGTGAATCTGTACTAAAAGAGTTAGAAGGATAGGTGTCAAAAATAAGCCATGTCCACAAAATTTGGACATCGATGTCCACAAAATTTGGACATCCTATATAATAGAATAGATAACACTAGAGAATAGAAAACAGTATACTAAAGTATACAGAAATTTCTTTTTTAATAAAATAATAAAGAAAGCTTTAACAGAAAAATTTGGAGTGAGAAAAACGATGGTTAGTGATATTGACATTTATGTTGCCAAAAGAAAAATGAGACTTAAAAATTCAAACTACTGTTTGAGCTTTATTTCAACCTTATGGAAAGGTGAGGTTGTTATGTGCTCTTTTGACAATTTACAGAACAAAATTAGTAGTTTATTTAGTATCCAAACATTTGATGAAGAAAGTTTTTTACAATTAGAAAATGTCATAAAAGAATTTATCGATGAATTGTCATATAACAATACACAAAAAAATTAATAAAACTACTTGACATAGAAAATAAAATGATTATATTTGTATTTATGAACGAGTAGTGTAGTGTGATTCTATAATAACAACAGGATAAAATGAATGAAAAAATTTTTTTTACAATTTTATAGAGATGAACCTTATTTATATAGCAATGATATGACTACAAATTTTCTTAATGGTTTGTCATTTGTATGGAATAAAATAAAGAACGATGGTGAAATGGTTTGGAAGCATGTAGATGATGAAACACCGTTTACCACTGATGGTATCATATATGCGTCTGTGTGGTATACAAAGAGTTTAAAGCTTATGCATTCATGGGCAAAACAATTTCCAGAGTTAGAGATAAATGTTGGAGGTCCTGCTGTTTTGCATTATGATCCAACCATAGGTAAAGAGCTTCCAAATTTCCATTTTACACGCGAAAAGGCTGAAGATTTGTTTTGTGATGGAATAGTTTCAGATTGGAATATAGAGGTTCCAAGTACCACTAAACCGATAGGGTACAGTGTAGCCATAATAGATGGTTATGGTTGTTATTGGGGAAGATGTCGTTATTGTAAAAGAACAAACAATGTTAAATATAGAAATATAGACAAAGTTCCAGTAATAAATAATCCAAATATAAAATACATATGGATGCATGCTTACTCTATGTCTCCTAATTTAATAAAGAAACTATATCCAACATTCGAGAACAGAGATGATGTTAATTACGCCACATATATTAGGGGCGACAAAGAAGTGACTAAAGCCTTGGCAGACACTATACCTAAAATGTCATTGGATACAAAACATTTAGGTTTTGATGTTGGAATAGAATTTCCGTCTGATAAAATATTACAATATATGGACAAAGGAATAACTGTTAATGAATATTTGGATTTTATAAAACTAGCTTCCGAAAATAATATAAGACTCCATTTTAATTTTATAGTTGGTTGGAGACATACTGGTGCAGATGATGTAAGAAGTGTGGATTATTTTCTAAATAGCTTGTCAAAAATTTCTAAACCAAACACCATATCTGCAAATATATATCCATTGTCAATAGTTCAAGGTAGAAAAATAATGGAAGACTATACCACAGACGAATTAGAAGAGATACAAACCATTTTTAATACATTTGTAGGAATGCCAAAATTTAATAAAGAACAAATTGTTTTAGATCAAGAAATTATAAATTTATACAACTCTTTTCCATTTTTAAAAGTGTATGACTTTGCTACAACACGTGCCAAATGGCGTGAAAACAATAAGAATGAGCGTCTTTTTGTAGGAGCTATATAAAGCTAACAATATAAATAACAGTATTAACACTAATAACAATAAGAAAAGTAAAAGGAGAATTAAATGAGCGTACCGTATGTTATAGAAAAGGGAAAGGATAATCAGGAACGTGTTTATGATCTTTATTCGAGAATGCTTAAAGATAGAATTATCTTTATTAGAGGTCATTTTGACGCTGATATGGCTGATGCTGTAGTTGCACAGCTTTTATTTTTGGAATCCGTTGACAACTCTGCTGATATTTTCATGTATATAAATAGCCCTGGTGGCGAAGTAACTGCCATGTATGCCATCTACGATGTTATGACATATATCAAACCTGATGTTGTTACGGTTGGTTTTGGTGTTTGTGCTTCGGCAGGTTCTTTTATTTTAGCTGCCGGCACCAAAGGTAAAAGACATGCATTACCAAACTGTGAGGTAATGTTGCATGAATTATCCGGAGGTTCTGGTGGTAAATTTAATGATATAAAAGTAGGTTATGAACACACAGTAAAGATTTATGAAAGAATGATAAACGATTATTCTAAATTTACAGGACAAGAAGTTGAAAAAGTTAAAAAAGATTTAGAAAGAGATTTTTATATGTCTTCTGAAGAAGCTAAAGCATACGGTTTGATTGATGCTGTGCATATAAATAGAGGTTAGTGGTGATATATAATAAAAATATTCCTAATAAAAAGAATAGATTACTAACACCAAACGGTCCTAGAGATATACAAAGAAGACAGATGCTTGATGCACAGTCTGATATTGTAGAAGGTCTTAAATCGCAAGTAGTTTTATTACAGGAACAAGTTAACAAAAGTTTATCATCAGTCAATTCTGATGGACGTTATACTGCGGAACAGGTTAATGAGGCTGTTATTAATGCAGTTAAGTCAGAAGTAGATGCTTTAAAAGCTAAATACGAATCAACAATAAGAGAATTAACAAATGAAAATAAAATATTAAAAGAAACAAATCTTAGGCTCACTAGTAATGTAGCTGGTAACAGCAACATAACAGACGAACAGCTACAAAAAATGTTATCTACGGCTGTAGCTCAGCTTACTGAAAATAAAAAAGCCGATGTTGTTGTTGAAAACAGCAGACCAAAAATAGAAACTGTTTTTATAGATCCTTCAGATCATAAATCTGCTAACGGAGTAGAAACACACATAATTGTTAAAGAGGATTCATCCGCTAAGGAAAACATGAACAATAAAATTAATAAACTAAAGGGTATTTTAGGGTCGTTACCCAAACAAAAAATATAAGGCAATAGGAAGATACTATGGATGCTTTGTGGTTCAAAGGAGGAACACAAATGGGAAAAAGAATAGGAATCGATATAGGTACAAATATGATTGTAGCTGCTTATGCTGATGAAAATGAAACACCAATATTTAAAATGCAAAGGGATGCTTTTTATAGAATTATCCCAAAGACTGAGGTTAATAGAAACAGTATAAGAATTTCATTGGATAAAAGAGGCGCCAGTTATATTGTAGACACCGATGGTTCGTTTATAATTGTAGGCGAGGATGCGCTTGAGATAGCTATAGAAAGAAACGATAAGGCACAAAGACCTATGCAAAGAGGAGTGATTTCACCAAAGGAAAAAGCTTCTTTACCTATGTTAAAACTCATTATAGAGAATCTTATAGGACTTGGTTCTGAAGGTGATGTGTGTATATATTCAGTTCCAGGAAAACCGATAGATGCCTCATTTGATATTTCATATCATACAGAAATGATGGGTTTATATCTTAAACAGATGGGCTATAATGCACAGCCCATAAACGAAGCTTTTGCAATAGCTTTATCAGAACTTTTAGATGATGGTTTAACAGGGGTGTGTATATCATACGGTGCTGGTATGACAAATGTGGTAGTAGTGCATGAAGGAGATCCGTTGGTTGAATTTAGTGTCACCAGAGCTGGTGATTTTATAGATTTTTCAGTAGGTAATGCTCTTGATGTATCTCCAAGTTTAGTACAGATGGAGAAAGAAGCCGGTACGGATTTGTTCAATCCTACTTCTAAAATAATGGAAGCGGTGTCAGTATATTACACGTCTGTGATTAATTACACATTACAGAATATAGCGTATGAACTAAAACAACGTGAGAAAACACTTCCTATATTTAGAAATCAAGTTCCTATAGTAGTATCGGGCGGATTAACGTTGGCAGAAGGTTTTGTAAAGAAAGTTGAAGAATCATTATTAAATGTTGAGCTGCCATTTAGGATTAGTAGTGTAAGACGTGCAGCAGAGCCTATGAAAGCTGTGGCTCATGGTTGTCTTCTTGCAGCAAGTATTTAACTAACCTATACAATTATAGAAGTGCTTTTTATGGAGGATTTATGGCAAATTTTACAGAAGCTTACAACATAACAATGAAAAATGAAGGTGGGTGGGTAAATGATCCTACTGATGTAGGTGGGGAAACATACAAGGGGATTTCTCGTAGATATCATCCTTCTTGGATTGGTTGGAAAATTGTAGATGAATATAAAACTAAACCAGACTTTCCAAACACAGCTTATAATGATGATAATTTAAATTCTAAAGTAAAAGAATTCTACAAGTCTACTTTTTGGGATGTGAATCTTCTAGATGAAGTAGCTTCTCAGAAAATAGCAAATGAGATGTTCGACACAGGCGTTAATATGGGTGTTGGTAGAGCTGGAAAATTTTTACAGCGCGCACTTAATTTATTAAACAAGAGTGGTACTGTTTATCCTGACATAGTTGAAGATGGTCAGGTAGGACAAAACACACTTAAAGCTTTAAACAGTTATTTAGCTTATAAGGATGAATCGTTTGTCTATAAACTTATGAATATTTTACAAGGAATGCACTACATAGAATATATGACACAGAGCCCAACACAAGAAAAATTTGCGTTTGGGTGGTTAGAACGTGTCGAATTCATAAAAAAATAAATAGAGGTATTAAATCCAGCAGAACTTAAACAAATAGGCCTTTGTTCTGCGGGCCGTAAAAAGGAGATTGAAAAATGATGTATAAAAACAATTTTGTAGCAGTAATAAAACATGAAGGTAGAATATTAAGAGAACGTGATGGTGGAAGTGTGTATTTACCGTTTGGAAGTGAATACTCAATTCTGTTAAAAAACAAAGACTGTAGAAAAGCGTTGGTTGAAATAGAGGTTGATGGTATTAATGTTCTAAATGGTAATAAACTTATTCTTGGTGGTAATGAAGAACAAGAAATAAATGGTTTTATGCGTGATATGAATAAAACAAACAGATTTAAATTTATTCATAAAACAAAAGAAATACAGAATCATAGGGGTGATAGGATAGACGATGGTTTGGTTAGAGTATCTTATCAATTTGAAAGCGTCCAAAAACCGATAATTTATAAAGATCCAAATACATATCAGTATCCTTATCCATGGACTTTTACAGCCTATTATAGTGCTCCTAATATAGGAGCCGGTGGTAGTTATAATACCAATTCAATAGCTTGTGGTGATGTGTATGGTGGTGTGTATTCTGATTCTGTTTGTGAGTCCAAACTTAACTGCTGTTCTGTACCATGTAAAGATGAAGGGATCACCGTGAAGGGTTCTGAAGTTAATAGTAATTATGTTTATGGTCATATTGGAACATTGGATTGTGATATTAACACAATAGTTATTCATTTGAGAGGTATGTCTGGTTCAAAGAAAACTATATCAAAACCATTAACGGTTAGAACCAAAATTGGATGTTCTACTTGTGGTAGAAAGAACAGATCTTCAAATAAATTTTGTTATAATTGTGGTACATTTTTAAACTAAACTATACGGTTAAAATATGCATTTAAAAGAATTGATTTATGAAAAAATAATGTTAGATGAAAAAATAGCCGAATTGGAATCTATTTTACATTATAGTGCTACTGATGTTATAACCAAAGCATTGTTAGACGCCATAGATTTGAGACAAAACAAATTATTAAGTATACATTCTGTCAACAATAAAAGTAAAATAAATATAGGTGACACTAAAGTAGATATCAATACGGCTATAATCATACGAAATACTATACAGCAGAAGATGGATATTTTAACTAATTTAATAAATGATAACAACTGTGCTTTAGATAAACTTGAATTAATGGCTCAAAGAGATTCATATTACGAACAGGTTGTTCTTTTAAACATTGGTATTTTAAAGAATGATTTATCAATAGAGATAGGATAAGGAGATTATAAAAATGCTTGTAGGCGTGGTAGGTAAGGCCAGATCTGGAAAGGATACTTTTGCTGTAATGTTGGCTGAAGAACTGTATGGTATTTTAAGATCAAAATTTATTCTTATGGCCTATGCAACGGATCTTAAGGATAGGGTTCAACAGGATTTTGATTTACATTACGATCAGTTGTGGGGCGATGATAAAGAAGTTGAGGATAAAAGATACATTAAAAGCAAAAATAGAAAAGGAATTTTGCCATATTGTGCAGGTAATAGAGACGATGGTAAAGGTTTAGAGGTTCTTGAAGAAGTACAGTATTGGACAGGCAGGGAAATATTACAGGCATATGGTCAGTTTTTTAGAACAATAGATCATGATTATTGGGTGAAGAGTTTATTTAGAACTATAGACTATAAAGAATATAAAAATGTTATAATAACAGATATTAGACATCCAAATGAAGCAGATGCTGTTGTAAATAGGGGCGGGTTTTTAATAAAAATAGTACGTAATGTTGATAATAATATCCATGGCTCAAATCATATTTCAGAAGTAGCCATGGATAATTATGACAAAATGGACTTTGTTTTGACAAATGATGGTACAGTAGATGATCTTAGGGTTGTAGCCAAAGATACTGCAAAATTATTGGTTGCTACTCAAAAAATTAAACGAGCTAACGTTAATTAAAAATAGGAGGAATTATTAAAATGCCTAAAAACAGTTCAAAAGGTTTTAATGTAGCGATTGATCCAGCTAATGTAATGTATACAAACATTAGTACATCGAAAGATGGCTACAACTCAGCCAACGTTATTGTCAAAGTTGGAGAAAAAGAATATTTGAGAGTATCGTGTGAGTGGGAAGGAGACAACATTCCAGGTTTTGCAATGGATCTTATGGCTTTTATGAAAAGCAATAAAATGGAAAAATCAGGCGTGTGGACCGGTAAAGAAGAAGCTTATGCTGAATTTTCTGCTAAGAAAGCCAAGAAAGAGGACAAGAAGAAAGAAGAAATGTGTTCAGAGTGTAATAAACCTATGTCTGAATGTACATGTGATGAAGAATAATTGTTGTAAGTTATTCTAAAAACTTGAATAAAAGGAGGTGCTTATTATGGCCAAAAAGGGTAGTAAAGGTGGTAAAGGCGGTAAAGGTGGTTGTGGTAAATAGTTTATTGACAAATAGTATTTAATGATTATTATATATAATACACCGACGTGGTGTTAAGTATTTCATAAATGTTTGCAGGGGGTGACCACAGTTGGCCAAAAAGGGCAAAAAGGATAAGAAGGACAAAGAACCTAAGAAAGAGGAAAAAGACAAAGGTAAGAAAAAGAAGTAAAAAGTAGTTGTACATTATGTTTGCTATTAAGATAAGAGTTCATCGTAAATTAGATGAACTCTTATCGAAAAGTTTTTGTTTGTTGTTTTATATTTACAAAAATTAGTACATAGGGGTGATTATCATGCCGATACCAATAGAAGACTTTCAATTACCATCTTTTATAAAATTACAGGAAAAGTATCCACTTTCTTACGACAAAAATGCCAAGTATAATGAATTTTGTCCACGTGATTTTGTAGGTAGATATAATCACGATGAGGGTTATGAAGGAGTGTTTAAACAGGCCGGATATAATCCGAATCATCAATCAACAAGGGTTGAAAGAATACAGTTAAGATCTGAAACTATAACATTAAAACCATATTAAAGGGAGAAAATTATGCGTGTTTTGTCGGACGAGGAAAAGGTTGACTTATTCAGTAATGAATTAAAATTGATTTACGATCCAATTATAAAAGAATTTACAAGACTTTGTTTATTACACTGCCCTGATTATTTTTTTCTTGATTGTCCAGCAAGCTCTAGTGGTAAATATCACAGTATAGACGAACTTTCTGGTGATGGTACTGTAATCCATACAAAAAGAGTTTTTACTGTTGCTTATGATTTATGTGTAGGTTTGGGTTGTGATAAAAGCAGAGACTTGATTTTATCAGCATGTATAATACACGATCTGGTTAAACAAGGGAGAGTTAAAACAGGGCATACGGTTAAGAATCATCCAGCTCTTGCAGCAGAATTAATAAATCAAATACAAGAGGCTACGCAGCTTTTAAACGAAAGGGACTATAACATTATTCGTAATTGTGTTGGATACCATTATGGACTGTGGAGTACTTCTCCGTGGTCTAAATCCTTAAACGAATATACACAAGAAGAGCTGTGTGTTTATATGTCTGATTATATTGCATCAAAAAAATGTGTTTCAGTAAACTATGTACGAGAGGGTTAATTTTAATGAATACAGAATTTGTAAAAAATTTATCAAAAACAATATTGAATACGCCTATTAATCAAGAACTTACACCTGGTTCTGTAGATAGACGGTACGAGCCAGCCAGTGGCATTAAAAAACACAGAGAAAGAATTCACAACGAAAGTAAAAGTGCTGATAATAAAAATTTACCGTTTACTTTTAGGAAACCAATTAAACCTAGGAGTCGTGCTACTTATTTACGTTGTAATAATTGTGGCCACATAGTTTCTGCCTCGTTGAATACTGTTGGTATTATATGTAACAACTGTAAAAAATATTCAAGTGTTACGGAGGTAGAAAGTTGACTGGTAGTGGAAGTGGTAAAAGGGGTCGTCCATTAGGATTTAAGTTAAGTGAGTTCAGCAGGCGCTCTATTAGTATGTCCAAAAAAGGACAAAGACACAAGCCTGAAACAATAGAAAAAATATCAAGATCACTGACAATGTTTTTTAGAAGGCGTGATCCACTATCTGAAGAAATTACAATTAAGTATTGTAAGTTAGAAGATGATAGAGAATTTGTAGATTGGATGGATGATGCACACGACGAGCTCGATGCTGATGAAGCAATTCTGACAGAGAAATCTATGCGTAATAGAGAAAAGACAGAAATAGCGTGTGGACATAATATTGAATATTTTAGTCATAGTATAACGCCTGAATTTTTATTGTTACTAAAGGAAGAGGTTTTAGCTTGTGGAGAATCCTTATATGATCTATATTAACCGGGGGAATAATTAAAATGGGTGGTTCTGGAAGTGGTAGACCAAGAAATGCTCCGTCACCAAAAAAAATGTTGAAAGAGATATTTCCAATAGGTGATATTTTTGATACTGATGAGATAAGCATGTACAATGATTTAATAGATGTTTATTTATCTGATTTTGATAAAGATGAACTAACATCAAGTGATATGGACGATATAATGGATTTGGCTAAAAACAGAATTCTTGAATTTAGACTTCTTAAAGAAAGTAAAGGCAGTTCAGATAAACAAATAGATGTGGCAGCTACCATAGAAAAAATGTCAAAGAAGAATGAAAAAATAAAAGAAAGTTTGTCATCCCGCCGTAAAGATAGAATAAATCCAAACGAATTCAAAGGGTTTTCAATAGTTGATTTAGCAGTGGCCTATGATCAATCAAAGAAACAAGATCTTAACGAAAGGGTTTCTAAACTTAGACACGAAGAAACACTTTTGTTAGAGAGTAGAAAAGACTACAAAGGCAATAGTGAAGATGCAGACAGATCTTCTATAAAAAGTGAAGACGTTGAACAATAACAAAAAATTAAGCAAAAACTATGATGAAGTATTAAATAATGGTGTTGAACTAATAAAATTTTATCATGACAATCCATGTATAGCCGTCCACGATTTATTAGGAGTTGATCTTGCACCAATACAGCGTGTTGTTTTTGAAGATATGTGGTTTAAAAATTTTATTATTACTGTGGCTACTCGTGGATTTGGAAAAACTTTTATGTTAGGTACTTTAGCCACGCTAAGCTGTTTGCTTAAACCAGGCTATCGTGTTGGATTAATTGGAAAAGTTTTCAGACAAAGTAAAATGATCTTTTCAGAAGTTGAAAAACTATATCAACAGTCGTCAATTTTACGCGAAGCGTGTTCTAAACCACCAACCAGGGGCTCCGATTCTTGTTATCTTAAATTCAAATCAGTGGGTGGTATGACCCCGTCATACATTGAAGCTTTGCCTTTAGGTGATGATGGTAGCAAAATAAGAGGATCTCGTTTTTATTTGGTGCTTATAGATGAGTTGGCTCAAATTCCAAATCAGATATTAGACATGGTTATTAGGCCTATGGGCGCTACATCTTTAGCTCCTATGGAAAGAGTAAGGCGTTTAGAACAGAAAAACAAACTTATAGAAAAAGGATTAGCCGTAGAATCTGATTTTGATACAGAAACTGTAAATAAGATGGTTATGACGTCGTCAGGTTATTATAAATTTAATCATATGTGGAGACGTATGAATGACTATTGGCGTCAGATAGAGATAGCAAAAAAAACTAGCACACAATCACAATTCGCCGTGTGGCAAATACCGCATTGGGATTTACCTGAAGGTTTTCTTGATAAAAATAATATTGATGAAGCACGTCGTGTTATGTCCCATTCTGAATTTAGAATGGAATACGAAGCGGCTATGGTGTCTGATTCTGAAGGATTTTTTAAAGCGTCATTATTAGAGGCTTGCACTCTTGGTAATAATTTTGGATTAGAAACATCAGGTGATACCTCTAGTCAATATGTGCTTGGAATAGATCCAAACCAGGGTGGTAGAGCAAGTTGTGGTTTAGTGGTTGTTAAATTAGGTTTATCAAATAAAATTGTAGTCGTGTCTGAATTAAAAAATCAAACCACACAGCAAATGACACAAGCTATACAAGATGTTTGTGAATCGTTTAACATTGTAAGAGTGTTTATGGATAGAGGTGGTGGTGGTAAAGCGATTTGTGATTTACTGGAAGACGGCTATAACAATAAAACACCATTAATAGACAGAACAAATGAAGAACATAAACATATGCAGGGCAGACATGTTTTGGAGATGGTTAATTTTAATCCAAGTTGGATAGCTGATGCTAATTTTACGACTAAAGCCATGTTCGAAGAAAAAAAATTATTGTTTCCAGAACTATCATTGAATACTACACAGGACTACGAAGTTTTAAACTATGAGAGCGTTAATACATTAAAATCTCAATTATTAAATATAATAGTAACACCAACATCTACTGGATTACTACATTTCGACACACCCCAAAAAGGACAAAATAAGGACTTATATTCAGCTCTAATATTAGCTGCACACGGAGCAAGAATTTTAGGCAAAGAAATGGAAGAGGAACAGGATCCTATATTATTTAATACTGGTGGATTGGTACGTATGCATAAACCAGGATCAAGTTTTGATATTCTGAACAGAGCGGACAGCGTGTCTGTTCATTCTCCAATTTCAGCAGCAGTGTTAAAGAAAAAATTTAAATAATATCTATGTTGTAATGGAAAAGGATGGCTTTGATTGTTAAGTAAGTAAACAAATAAACTAACCTTTATTACAATAGGAGGTACTATTTATGGCAATTGACCAAAATATGTGTCCTTACACCACAATTACCATCTACAATAAATCGTTTTGGGATTTGTGGATTCAAAAAGTATTTCGTAATCTTGCATCAATGAAATGTCAATTTTTATGGGCATTTTTTTGGACGGTAATATATGGAATGTACATTGGTACGGATACGACTGGACAAAATTATATCAGTCCAACTCTTGGTTTGGGCTTTTTATCTGGTGGTTTTATAACTTTAGTAACAGCTAAATTAGCCGTTAAGACGTCGTTGTTTGAAAGCCCATCAGATCCGTTGGATTCTGATAATTAGAAAAGGATGGTTTTATGAGATCTACAATATTCGATGTTACTAAAAGTATAGTTTTAATTGCTGTGATTGGTTTAGGCTGGTATTATGGCAACGCGTTTTTTAAGAAACACGTGGATGAGCCTATAGTTCCTCCAACCAAAATAGAGATAGAAAACGCAGTTAAATTGGCAGCAATAACAGCAAGTAATTCTGCTGTAGAACAATTAAGAAAAGAATTCGCTGCCGAGAGAAGCAAAATATTAGAAGCTTACGAAAGAGATAGAAAATATACTAAAGAAGCTTTAATAGAACTTGGTGAAATAAAAGCAGAACTTAAGCAAACACGTGATCTAGTAGATAGAAAATCAGACGTAGTTTATAAACCAAAAGACCAAGAAAAATCAAAAGATACTTACGAATTTAAAAAAATATATACTAAAGATGCTGAAGACAAAGAATTTCCAATCGCTTGGTCTATGTTTTACCCAAATCAAACACCGGATAAATTTTGGAAAACAGGAACATATCCATTAGAATATAACGTAAGAGTGTTAGAAACAGAAACTCCTGATGGTAAATTTAATAGATACGCAGAAGTATTTGCAATGAACAATCAAATGAAAGAAACAAAGGGAATGGAGTTTAAACTAAAGGTTACAGACATTAAGTGGGCTGTAGTTGAGCGTAAGGAAAAACGTTTTTTTATGTTTAATCCAAGAGTGGCGTTTGGTGGAATTGCTAACTCAGACGGTATCAGTACTGGTCTTAATGTAAGTACCACAAGCTATGGTAGAACAAAAACAGATATGGATTGGCGGTTTTTTACTTTTGGTTTGGGTGCTATTAAAGACGATAACGGTTCCTGGCACGGAATGGCTTCGTTTGAACCAGTGTCGTTTAATATAGGTACAAAACTACCACTTATAAACAATTTATTTATAGGTCTGGCAGGAACAATAACAACAGACAACACTACTAATGTTGGAGTGCAGGTTTCCATCCCATTTTAAGGAGGTCATAAATGAGTGATATAGATATTACAACACCACCGTGGTGGATAGGTCCTGTTACAGATGACTACACAAGATCAAGATCTGCCGGAGCTACATATAATGCAGAAGATTTGATAGGGAGAAGGGACTATATAAAATATAAACTGGTTACCAGTGATCCGACCACCGTGTCAGGTGTTCCTGGAACTGTGTTAATATAATTAGGGGGTTTTACTAATGGAAAAAGAAACCTTGGAAAAGGTAACTAATGATATAAAGGAGAAATATCCAGAGATTGGTATTAAATCTATAGAAGTAAATAACTCTACTGGACAATCTACTTTTTATATCGAACCTACTAAAAAAAGTTTAGCTTTTTTGGATGCCGGTAAAGGAGGAGTTACACCAAGAATATTCAATGAGCGTGCTTCTGTGATAACCAGAGACTATGTTCAAAGGCAAAATTTAGATTTAATAAGCAAAGACGCATATACAGAAGAGCCAAAAGAATCTTTCAAGCGAGCAATAAGATATTATTATATAGATCCTTTGGTAGGTGCTTCTACAAATATTTTTGCTAATCTCTCCAGAAAAGGGTTTGAGAATGACATAGATGATGAAAATATAAAACAGTTTTATGATGTTTGGGCACAAGATGTCGGATTTGACGAGGTGCTTGAGTGGATATTTTTAGATTTCTTTAAGGTTGGGCATGTTACAACCTACAAAGTATTATCTAAATATGAACCAAGAGTATCATATTTGTCTCCTGTTCCAGGAAAGAAACTAAAAACTAACAAAGCAAAAGGTGAAGAAACAGGTGCTAAAAAGAATACGTGGTCGAAGGGATATTTACCTGTTGCATACACAGTATTAAATCCGTTGTTGGTTAGTGTTACTGGTAATTTATTATTTGATAAATCATCGGTATCACTGGTCCCACCGCCGGAATTAAAAGAATTATTAAAAAAGAAAAGTTCTGATTTGTCGCAGGCAGAAAAGGATCTTATTAAAGCCCTTCCGGCGGAATTGAAAAAAGCTGCTGAAAATAATAAAGAGTATATATTAGATTCTTCACTTGTTGGACAAATAACTTATAGAAAACAACCATATGAGCGTTATGCAAAACCAAGATCTACACGGATATTTGAATCTATAGAATATAAAAATTCATTAAAACAAGCTGATTTAAGTACACTAGATGGTATAACTAATTATATTCTAAAGATAACTATAGGTAATGATGAGTATCCTGTTGTATCACAGACTGAATTAGAAGCAGCTGCAAAGTTGTTTGATACGCCAAGTAAATCGTTTGATGTTGTTTGGAACCACACACTGCAGGTAGAAAAAATAGTTTCTCCTGAAATAGATAAAATACTTGGTAAAGGTAAATATGAGCAAGTTAATAACGATATGACCACTGGTTTAGCCATGACTAGGGCTATTATTGATGGTGGTGGAGATAGTGTTAACGCTTCTGTTATTGAATTACTAATAAAAGGATTGATGGAAGAAATAAACTATGCTCGTAGACAGGTTACTAGATGGATTTATAAAGAGTATCAACAGATAGCAGAAGCTATGGGATTTGAACGTTATCCAAAGGTAAGATGGGATGACGGTGTGTTGTTAGATACCATACTTCATATAAACACCCTCTCCCAGCTCGTGGATCGCAGGATGCTCAGTTATAGAACAGCTCTTGAAGGGCTGGGGTATGATTATCCAAACGAACTAAAGAACATGGAAGAAGAACTCCCTCTTGTAAAGGCTGGCACTTTTGGAATTTTGGGTTCTCCGTTTCAAAAAGCAGCAAACAGTGGTCCAGTACCAACAGGTACTCCTTCTTCAGGACCACCAAAAGGACAGGTAAAAGACAAAAATTTAGAGCCAAAGACAGTTAAAAAATCAGATGTATCGCCAAATCAAAATAAAAAGAATAAATTAGTTAAACAGGCAGCCTCTCTTGATATAGATTCTATCAAAAACATGACTGCTTCTGAATATGCTGTTTTTTTAGATAGTGCTAAAAATAATTTATCAGACAAAGAATATGCTGAATTTTTAGATACTGTTGGTAAAATTAGATATGGTGAGCAGTAAACAAAACAGCTAAATAAACTAACGGAGATTACAAATGAACGACAATAAAAATAAATTTTATTTAACGGCTAATATTAAATTAGAAAAAGAAACAGCTTTATTGAAAGAAAAAGCGACACAGGCTATAAAATTACCAAGCGGTGCAGAAAAACAGCCAGATCTTTTATATTTTTCAGCTATTTTTGTGTCATCTGGAGAAAATTTGAATCATGCTTATTTCATGGGTTCTGAGTTGGTGGCTGCTGAAGGTACTATAATTAATAAAGCTCTGGATGTAGAACACGAAGAGCAGAACATAATAGGTGCTATTTATGACAGAGCTTTTTTGGACAAAGATGGTAATAGGATAGAAATATCTGAATTAGCATCGCATGATGTGGCTGGTTTGGACAGTAAAGAGTTGCACATAGCTATAGCAGGTGTGGTGTATAAAAACAGATTTCCAAATGTAGCTAAAGAAGTAGCTGAAAACAAGTGGTGTGTATCGATGGAATGTTATTTTCAGGACTTTGATGTTAAAGTAGGTAATGTGGTTATAAGCCGTAAAGAAGCAGAGGCTTTAGGTATAGCTTCTATAGAATCTGTAATAGGCAAATTAGCCAAAGTTGTAAAAAACGGCAAAGAAATAGCTGCTGATGTTTTAACTCGTGTATTAAGAGGAATTTGTTTTTCAGGCTGTGGAATAGTAAAGAATCCAGCCAACCCTGGTTCAATAATATTAGAAACAGCTAAAATTAAAAATGAAGATAAAGACGACGACAATGTTGTTATTTTTGATTATGACAAATTAAACATAAATGAAAATAATAATGTAACCTCTGATACAATAGAGGGAATTTCTAAAGATCAGGGTAGGGATGGCAGGTTTGATGACGCTGTGGGTATATGTGTTAGTTATAAACGCAGTGTTTCAGATAAACAAGGCAACATCATACAAAATGATTGGTGTAGTCGTTATGATAAAAGTTGTACATCTTTTTCTAGAGACACGACTGACCCTGATTGTTTATATGTTAAAGACGTTCAACAAGTTGCTAAAGCACGAATAGATGTTTTACTTAAGGAAAAAGCTGCCAAGGACAAACGCGTTGAACTTCTAAATGAAGTACAAGCTGCTTTGCGTGAGGCAGTAAAAACTCAATCACGATAGGAGGGTTAAAAAATGCCGCAATTAAATGTGGGACAAACAGGAAGTTTAAAGAGCATTCCTAAACTTACAAAGATTAATGGAGATGACAACGCTAAAGCCATTTATCGTAATTTAGGAAATAACCATGCTTATCCATTTTTATGGGCAAGTGAGATTACTATTAGTGGTACGGAAGTTGTAGTTGCTAGTGGTATAAAATGGCATGGTTATGATTTGGCTACCTATGCTAATGTAACGATTACTCCGTTAGCTGATCCTGGTGCTAATCGTTTATGGGTAGACAAAGACACAGCTACAAATGTTATTAAGATAAAAAGCTCAGCATCACAAAACAATTTAAAAATAGATGTTAAGTTCATGCTGGGTGAAGAGCTTGAGATAGTCGGTTTATATTGTAGAGGTAACAATGGTGCTACTCCAAGCTTGCCGTAAGTAGTAGTGTTTTAGTTGTTAGTAATCGAAAAACTAATTAAGGTTATGGAAAAGGGTTTTGTATTAAACTTTTGCTATTAATCGATATTCAGGTCGGTTAGGTTTTGGGTTACTTGTGATACATAAAATTTACAAGGAGGAAACTTAACTTATGGAAGACAAAGATTTAAAGACACAGGTTGTTAAGATTGTTGACGGCCTGCTTAGTGACAAAGAAGAGGCTGAAATTCGTAAAAGAACTGAAATAGCTTTAAAGGAATCCGCCGATACGATTACAAATCTCACTACTGCTCTTGAAGAAAAGAATGCAGAAGTGAGTGAGTTTGAAGGCAAAATTTCTGAAAAAGAAGCTACAATCCAGAAGCTTACACTAGAGCTTGAGGCGGCTCGAAAAGAACTGGAAGTTTCTAATACTAGTTTAGCCGAATCCAAAAATGAATTAGAAAAATTTATGAAGGACAGGGCTGCTGAAAAACGAATGGCAGAATTAATAGATGCTGGCGTTGCTCGTTCTGACAGAGAAAACCAGATGAACAAAGTAAGGGACTTAAGTGATGAAGACTTTGCATCTTATAAGGAAGAACTGGTATCTCTCAGAGAAGCCGTAAAAGCAGAGCTTGAAAAAGCTCGTTTAGAAGCAGAAAGTAACGCAAAGGCAGAGGCAGAAGCTATAGCTAAGGCTGCTGAAGAAAAAGTAGCCAAGGATGCTGCAGAAAAAGCAGCCGCAGAAAAAGCGGCAGCTGATAAAGAAGCTGCAGATAAACCCGCTGGACAAACTGCAGACACAGACACAGTAGTACAACCTGCACAAATAACTCCAGGTCAGGCTATGATGGCTTCTTTGAATGTTGAACTTGTTCCTAAACCCGTTACAGCTAAATATGTAGAACTAGGTCAAGCTATGGCTGCTAAATGGAAGAAAAATAAATAATGTTGATAAATAAGAATTAAGGAGGAAAAAGGATATGTTTATTCCAAGACATCCTGTTGTGGAAAATCAATTTTGTAGTTATGCTGCGGAAGCTGGTGGATCTGCTGGTATAGGTGGAGTTGTTGCTTATGCTGGTTCTGTTGTCTATCTTGATACTGATGCAGCTAATGAAGAGCCTATTGTAAAAAAGATGACATACGCTGCTGGTACTACTGGTAGTAAACCTGCGTTTGGTTTCTTAATGCAGAAGGTTAAAACAGGCTATCATCAGGTTCATCCTGCTGGTTTCGTTATGCCTGGTGATCAAGGATCAAGTGATGTTATAGCTCAGCCTGCATATAATTCTTCAGGTGTTATTACTGGAACAAAAGCGGCTCCTGTTGGTGTAGCACATCTTGGTATTTGGGACACAGTTCACTACACATGTACATCTGTAGCAAGTGTGCCTACAGTTAAAATGTCACCTGGTGATTCGTTGTATGCTGCTGTAGATCAGGCAAAAGTAACAAACAATGTTACTGTTGCTGCAAATGATGCAGATCTTACCACAGGTGAAAATGCTGTTGCCACAGTTGTAGCACGCGTTATGAAAGGTGCAAGCCTTGCTAAATGTATTGCTAACGTTGCTAACACAACGCTGTATCCGATCAGAATTAAACTTTTGATTTAAATTTAAAACTTTTGGATTAAAGCACGTATGTTTTTGTGCTTCCAATACTATGGATAGGAGGAGTTGTTAAAATGGATCTTAATGAAATGCAAGCGCTGTTTAAAGAAACAGCTAATATTCACACACCTGAAGGACTAGCGGCTTATCGTGCTTTTGCTGCCGCGTTGACAGCTCCAATTTTGCAGAAAATAGAACTGGAATCAATTATGAGACAGTTGTTTACTGTTGAGCGTTTGGCGCCCGGTGCACAGGCTGTTTATCCAGTTGCTGAAGATTTTGAGATCCCAGTTTGGGTTTTACCTGGACTTGGTTATGTTGCTCAGAATTTTATTGAAGGTATCGGAGAAGAGGTTTACATTCCTACTTTCACTATAGATGCTTCTGCAGATTGGAAGATTTCGTACGCTAGAGATTCACGTATAGATATTGCACAGAGAGCGGCTGCCCGCGCTGCTAAAGATCTTGCTAATTATGAGGAAGAATGCGGTTGGCGTGTAGTTATGCCTGCTGTAACATCTTCATTTACTGGTAAAGGTCTTCTTGGCTCTCGTCCTGCACCTATATATGAGATTGTACCAAGCACAACCGGTGCTGGGTACCTTTCTAAGGAACTTATTAATAAAATGATTGTTGGTTTCAAGAGAATTGGTCGTACACTGACCGATCTTTATGTATCACCTGAAGATGCTGCTGATATCAGAGAGTGGACAGATACAGATATCGATCCAGTAACCCGAAGAGAAATTTTCCAGGCTTCCGGTATGGGATCTGTTTGGAATGTAAAACTTCACGAAATTCAGCATCTTGGAGCTACAGGTCTTTATAATATCAATGGTTACACATCGTCTTATGGAAAATTCATTGCTGATAGTGGAACAACTATAATGCATATTCCATTGACAATCCTAATCTTACCAATGCTGATGGTACTGTTGGTACACTTGGTGAAACCCAGGTTCTAGGATTTGATATGACAGACACAAGCTCTCTCGTGATGCCTATTCGTAAAGAATATGAAGCACACGATGATCCTACTCTACTTCGTGTTCAGAAACAGGGATTTTTTGGCTGGGCTGAACTAGGTTTTGGTTGTCTTGATAGTAGAATGTTAGGAATGGGTGTTATTGATCGTTCTCTATAAGAATTAACTAATGGTATCTTACATTCCTTTTATGTCTGGAATGTAAGATACCTAGTTTTTAATTTAAAAAATTGGATATTGTTTAATGTTTTTTAATAATCTAACTTGTATAATTATAGCGGTGGTAATTACAGAAGCTATAACAGAAATAGTGGTAAAGTCTGAATTATTCATCCCGCTAAAAGCGAAAATGTTTGAACTTGGTAGGAATAATAGATTTTTTGAACGAGTCCATTATTTGCTTGATTGTGGTTATTGTTTTTCTGTCTGGGCAGGTATGCTTATGTCCATATTACTGTTAAACAATATAAATCTTGTTAACAAATATGTAGACTGGTTTTTGTTAGGTATTCTGGTACATAGATTAGCAAATTTATTTCACAACATAATGGATAGAGTTCACAATATAGATAACGTTGGTAAAGGATAAGGTACGTTTAAATAAAAGAAAATGACAAGGAGAATATAATATGAACGGCTATGTAATAAATATTAGTAAAACCTGGATGAACGCTATGAAACGAGCTGTAGGTCCAGGTGCAAAAATTCCTTTAAATGAATTATATGAACAGTATGGTAAAAAACATAATTTGTCAGAAGGAACTGAATTTGTAGAATGGTTAAAAAATGTTAAACTTAAAGATCATGAAAGATGGAATATTGTAGTAAATGAACCATTACAAGAAAGTAAAGAATTAAGTAATGTTGTAGATACTAGTTCAGAAGACGCAACAACAAAGACAGAAAGCAGTACAAGTTTAAAACCAACCAACGTGGTGCCCATGGTTCAACAAAAGATGAACGTGGCAGATCTGGTCGGATTATCAGTAAGACAGGCTAAGGCTATTTTACCAGACATAAAGGATTTAAATCTTCTGAAGTACTCATTACAGGAAGCCAATCAGCTTACAGGAAAGGACAGTCTTTGTATATTAATAAGAAAAAGAATAAAAGAGATTCAAATCGCGCGATAGACTGTTTTAAATACTTGAAGTACGGAGGTATAGACAATGTCTAGAAGTTTACTAAGACAACTAGAACAAATCAGGCGGGCAGAAATATACGATGATGCTGTTGTAGATTTTAACACGTCTGCTGTAGCTGAACCTGTTATATCCGGTTCTCTAGAAGAAGATATGAACGTAATGCGTTCATTACTTAAGCAAGTTAAAGGTGGCACCAATTGGTTTGATGATCCTGGTAAATATTTTGATCCATCCAACACAACTAGTGGTGGCGCTGAGACTAAGCAGTTAAATTTAGCCAACATCAAGAATAACACACTTGATTCTAAAACGGTTTTAATTGCGGCTACTAATGATAATGCAGGTGTTGGTTTTACGGTATCAGGAACATCCACAGGTGTACTATTAGTTCCTTTTGATACTCGTTATGCTGATCCTGTTAACCGTGTTGGTTTGCCTATTTTCAAGAGTGTTGCAAATGCAGGCACATATTTTGATGAGGGTGGTACAGATAATGTTTGCCGTGTTGATGTTCTAAACAAAGCCACAGGTGTTGAGATGTCAAAAGTAACTGGTGGCTATACAGTTTATGGTAAATTACACGACGCCGCAGATCATAGTGGTACTGGTGAAGGTGTTGATGTATTTATCAAGTTTTACGCTAATGGTGTAGAAACTGATCTGTCTGACATAGATGGTGGGGCTCCTACTGAAGTAGTTTTTGTACATCCATTCCGTAGAAAAATGTCTGACATGCTTGAGTATGAGTGGATGAGGACAGACTTTGTTAGCTCATGGCAGGGAGATATCGTTCTTATTGATGATATATCAAATTTGTGGAGTTATACTGGTGCCACAAACGATGCAACTAATCCAAGTCCGTGGACCAACGAAACTGCTTCTTATATTCTAAGTTCTTCTCCTGATTCGTTAAGAGCAGCTATAGACTTAATTAATACGGAAGTAGGTAGTAGGATATACACAGAGCACAATTATGCTGATAGTGGTGACACTATTACAGATGCCATAGATGATTTAGACATGGCTTTGAAAGACGCTAATGATGCTATAGGCGGTCTTGATACACGTTTAGGTACAGCTGAAGGTGCTATAAGTACTCTTCAGGGCGATGTTAGTACATTACAAGGTGATGTTAGTACATTACAAGGCGAGATGTCGACAGTTCAGGGTGACATATCCGACATTTATGGTGAACTTAACACTATAAGTGGTACAATGATAGGTGATCTGATTTTCACCAACAATGATTTCTTCAGTGATGGTGATAGCATTACAAACATATTTGAAGCTGTAGCTGATGCTTTAACAACTATATCTGGTGCTCTTGATGTGGCTGCTCCTGAAAAATATGTTGAATCTGTTTCTGTAGCCATAGATAAAAACACAGCACATAATACACCTGCTGCATATACACCAAGTTCAACCGCTAATAGAGAGGGTATGAATATGGATGTTTACGTTGATGGTCAGTTGCTTGCTGCAGATACTGGAGTTGATGGTGTAAACGCTGATAGAGACTATGCTGAAACTAGCACTACACAGATTACATTTAGATTCAATATTCAGGCAGGAAGAAACATTACTTACGTTATTCGTCAATAATAAGTAATATTTTTATTATAAATAACTTGAGGGCCGGAATTTTTCCGGCCCTTAAATTAATAAATTAAAAGGAAAAGGAGATATAAATAATGAGTGCATTAGAATTAAACGAAAGAGAAGAAAGAAATAATTTGAGAAGTGTTGTAATGAAAGCAGAAAGCAACAAATTAATATCAAAAGATGAAGTTAATTTAGTTGTTATGTTAGTTGAAAGATTTAGAACAGAAGCCGAGAAGAAGATGAGACAATTATATACACTTCAAGGTGAAGTTGCTCAATTAAGAACAAATGAACAGGTTGTAATTAATTTGATAGAAAATATTATAGCTGCTGCAGAGAGAGATGTTGCGCGACAGGAAACTTTTTCCCAGATTAAAGAGACAAGGGAAGCAATAGCATCGAATAAGGAAGCAACACCTACTGAACAGACTAATTAGTATCGATAAATGGATGAGAACATTATAGATTAAATACAAACATAAAAGGATTTAATTAACATGGTTGAGACACCATCTCGAATTATAACTGTAATCAGTTGTCCTGCTGATAAAAGGTATAAATGCGTGGTGTTTCAGCCATTTTTTTTGTTATAGGATAGTTGAGTATGATAATATTAAGAAAACTAAGTAAGGGTGCTACAAATATAGTTCTATCTGGTGTATTGATAGGTGCTACAAACGCCTCTAACAAAGTATTTAATACAGAATATAATTATAAACCTGGTAAAATAACAGTTAATTACAACGGTCAGGAATTAGTAAGCCAAGAAGATTTTTATGAAACTGGCACTAATGAAATAACACTTATTTATATAGCACCACTTGAAATAGATGTATTAAATGCAACATATGAGAGAGAGGCATAAAGCAAATGGGTAGAAGCGTTCTTAGAGAAGAGCAGGTATTAGATACCGAATTTGTATCTCCAGAAGAGCACGAAGCTTTACACGATTATGATAAATATATAGAAATAATAAGAGAAGGTAATAAAGTAGTTGCTATCAATGAATGGAGAGATTCCACAAAAACATTTATGATTTCATCTACAGCAATTGAACGAACAGGTGCTAAAGTGTCTAAAACAATAAAAACAATTTATGATTATTACGATGGTGTTTCTGTGGTAGCTACCGTAACTGGAACTATATACAGACAAGAAGGCAATAGCGTATCGAGTATAGAATTTATACGAGATGTAGATATGGAGGGTATTTAACAATGTTCAATATAGTGGAAGGTGAAATACAATTAGTTGATAAAAATGGTGTTTCTCTTGCAACAGTTAGTGGGGCTAACGGACCTATGTTGGAAGTATCTTCTGCTATATCTGTGGATGCTACAATTTCGGGTATAGAAGGAGAAGTTAAAGTACGGGAACAGAATTTAGACATCGATGGTTATATAAGAAATTCAGCACACAATTATGGTCAGTATGAAGGAACATGGACTCCGTTTGCTGTAGATTCAGAGGGGCGCCAAAGATTAGTTATTGATACAGCAGTAACTCCTCACGCTATAAATGGAACACAACATACAGGTATATTGGATGATTTTCAAATTCCTTCTAATATAACAAGAGACGAAGAATTAAATACAGTTTCTGGATCGTTACAAGAACAAATAGATAACATGTCTGTTGGAATAGTAGCGCACTCTAGTTTAACAAATTTAGATTATGCTTCATCTGGGCATACTGGTTTTCAGCCTGCTGGTAGTTATGCCACTACAGAAGATTTAGCTACTACAAGTGGAGCATTGCAGGATCAGATAGATAGTTTTTCTGGTATGGAAGATCATGGTAATGAATGGCATAATGTAGATTTTATAACAGATGTTGAATTCACAACAGCTTCTGGTGTATTACAAGATCAAATTGATGCTATAGTTATTCCAACTGATTTTTATTCGCGCGTGGAAGTTGATACTATTATTTCAACTACTTCTGGCACACTACAAGATGAAATAGATGCTATCCCAGCAGGTATAACAGCACATTCTGATTTATCTGAATTAGATTACGTTTCTGCTGGCCACACAGGATTTCAACCAGCTGGTGATTATACAACATATGCGGAATTAACATCTGTATCAGGCGCACTACAAGATCAGATAGACAGTTTTGAAGGAATGGGAATGCATGGAAATGAATGGCATTCTACTGCTTTTACTACAGAAAATTATGTTGATAGTGTTTCTGGTACTCTACAAAATCAAATAGATTCTATACCAACACATCATAACAATCTGTATGGATTACAGGGTGGTATTTCAAACGAGTACTATCATTTAACTGACGCACAGTACACAAACATATCTGGTGGAAATCCTGTATTTAATTCAATCACTGCCACACACTATGGTGATGGTTCATATTTGAC